ACAGGAACGACGTATTCAACGAGAGCGAGGAGGTCGTTATTTCGAAGCTCCCCGCCACACTCCCGCACATGATTATTGCTTGCCCCGAGCTCCCTCAGTATAAGGGCGACAAGAAAACCGGAGTAAGCGTTACTTATGTTGATCCTGCAAACACCGCGCGGAGCTTTACCGCGACAGGCGTGGAAATGGACGTGCAGGGCACATCATCCGCAGGTTATCCCGTCAAAAACTTCAAGATCAAGCTGAAAAGCGGCATTACCTACACTGCGAGCGGAGAGACAGCTTCGAAGTACCCGCTCCGCTCGACCTCGATACCCGTTTCGACCTTCTGCCTGAAAGCAGACTTCGCCTCCTCGGAGAACGCGAACAACGTTAAACTCGTCGATTTCTACGAGCAGGTGTGTCCGTATGAAACGCCTCCACAGGAAGACGACAGCCGCGTAAGGCAGGGCATCGACGGACTCCCCATCGTCGTGTTCTGGCAGGATGGCAACGACGACGTGCATTTCGTTGGGAAATACAACTTCAACAACGACAAGAGCACAGCGAACGTATTCGGCTTCAACTCGGACTACCCGAATGCGGAGTCTTGGGAGTTCAAAAACAACACCTCAAACAGGTGCCTGTTAAAGAGCTCCGACTACTCCTCGGACGAATGGCTGAACGATTTTGAAGCCAGATACCCCGAGGACAGCACCAACTACGCCCGCCTTAAACGCGTCACCGACTGGATCGCCTCGACGGACAGAACTGCGGCGACCGGAAATGCATTCGCGCAGCGCGTGACGATAGACGGCACCGAGTACACTAACGACACAGCCGCATACAGGCTCGCAAAGTTCAAGAGCGAGCTTGAAACGTACATGGTTAAGAGCCCGACGCTGTTCTATTACCTCTATACCGAGGTGTTCTTAATGATAGACAGTCGTGCCAAAAATATGTTCCTGACGACCTACGACGGCACTCACTGGCTCCCCATTCCTTATGACTTCGACACTGCTATCGGTATTAACAACGAGGGCGTCCTCGTTTTCGATTACGACCTCGAGGATACGGACACCGTCGGCGGAGCGAACGTCTTTAACGGACAAACCTCCGTGCTGTGGTGCAACATCAGGGACGCATTCGGGTCCGAGCTCAAGACGATGTATAAGAACCTGAGGAGCGCAGGAACGTTCTCATACAGCACGGTCAAAGCGCTTTTTGAGGATCATCAGAGCGTGTGGCCGGAAGCGATATGGAACGAAGACGCATTCGTGAAGTATCTGCAGCCCTACCTGATAGACGGAGAGAACTACCTCTCCATGTTGCAGGGAAGCAAGGAAAGCCAGAGGGATTGGTGGCTGTACAATGCGTTTAAGTATCGCGACTCCAAGTATCAGGCGGGCGAAGCACTGAGCACCTTTATTACCCTGCGCTGTTACGCGCTCGGGAACATCACCGTAACCCCGTATTCGCACATTTGGGCAACGATCAAATACGGCTCCTACACAGTCACAACTCGTGGCAAGAGGAACACCGCATACACCTTGACGAACCCGATGGATGCCATGAATGATACGGAGGTCTACATCTATTCTGCCGACAGGATCAAGAGCGTCGGCGATCTTTCGGGCTTGCAGGTCGGCTATGCGAATTTCGCAGCGGCGACGAAGCTTCAGACACTCAAGCTCGGCGATGGCAACGCGAACTACGAAAACACCAATCTCAAAGAGCTTTACGTAGGCAACAACGAGCTCCTGAAGGAGATCGACATCACAAACTGCTCGGCGCTTGGAACGGATCAGCAGAAAAGCGTCGACCTCTCCGGCTGTGTGTCGCTCAAGAGCGTGCTTGCGGAGGGAACGGCGCTTAACGGTATAGAGCTTCCTAACGGCGGACATATTACAACGCTCAAGCTCCCTGCCACATTGACGAACTTCACAATTCTCAATCAGCAGAATCTCACGACGCTTACGTTTGAGGGCTTGACGGCACTGACGACGCTCCACGTCGAGAACACGCCGAATGTCGATGTGGAGAGCATTGTGACCGGAGCAACGAGCCTGAACCGCGTCCGTATTATTGGAGTGGAGTGGGAAGCAACGAGCTCGACGACGTTACAGTCTGTTATCACGAAGCTCAAAGCCTGTACCGGCATGGACGCAAGCGGAAACAACACGTCGCTCGCAGTCGTTACTGGCAGAGTAAGCGTACCGTCCATATCAACGGAGCTTTTGACGGAGATCAACGAGTCGTTCCCCGAACTCGTCGTAGTAGTGAACGGGAACGCCCAGTACATCGTCCGCTTCGTCAACTACGACGGGACGGTGCTCTACCGTGAGGTCATAGCCGAGGGCGGCAACGCGGTCAATCCCGTCACGGCAGGATATATAGCGGAGCCCACAAAAGCCTCTGCAGATGCCGACTACGGTTACAGATTCCGTGACTTCGGGACGCTCCCGACAAACGTACACAGCAACGCAACGTGCGTAGCCACCTACGACGACGCTTACCGCGTGCGCTTCTTTAATGGAGACTCGGTCTACTCGACACAGATGATCGTCCACGGAGGAGCCGCTACAACGCCTTCCCCGAATCCGACGAAGGCGTCGACGGCGCAGTACACTTACACCTTCACCGGTTGGGACAAGGCCTACAACAACATCACCGGCCCGCTCACGGTCAATGCGCAGTACAGTGCAAGCCTCCGCTACTATACGGTCTACTTCTACAACGGCTCCTCGCTGTTGCAGACCGTACAGAACGTTCCCTACGGAGGCACGGCGACTTACACCGGCTCCACGCCGGTCGACTCCACGAACGGCTATCCCTTCGAGGGATGGAACCCGCAGCCGACCAACATTCAGGGCAACACATCCTGCTATGCGCAGTTTGCAGATCCGTATCAGTACGCGGAGATCACCGATACATGGGACGAAATCCTCGCCAATATCACGAACGGCACCTATGCTACGAAGTACAAGATCGGCAATTACAAGCCGCTTGACCTTGGCACGGAGGGAACCGTCAATATGCAGATCGTTGCCTTCGACACTGACGATAAGGCCGACAGCAGCGGGAAAGCGCCTATCACCTTCATCGGCGAAAAACTGCTCATTACAAGCAAACGGATGAATCCTGGACTTGCCGGCAGCTCGCCGAACTACACGACCGGCACTGGATCTATCGGCGGTTGGGAGAACACCGAAATGAGATCATATCTTATCAACACGGTCAAACCTCTCATACCTTCGAGCGTCAGAAGCCGCATAGTTGCGGTGAAGAAGACCTCTCGCGGCTTCGACACAGCAGGAACCGCAACCGCAAATATGAGCTCGTCTGACGAAGTATGGATCCCGTCGGCTCGAGAGATATTCGGCGGAACAAGCTACGAGACAGAGGGGGCTGTATATAGCGGCGTCTTCAACAGCGCGGCAAGACGGCAGAAGATGAAGGTCAACGGCTCGTCCGCCACGTACTGGTGGCTCCGTGCCGCGAACAACACGAACAATTTCAGGTGCGTGGACAGCAACGGCAACAATGGCAACGCCAACGCGAACGGCACGAGTGGCGTCGCCCTCGGCTTCTGCCTTGGCTAAATCTGACATCTTATAATCCCGTCCCCTTTATGGGGGGCGGGAAAGCTACTTTACGAAGGGAGAACTTAATATGAGCGTACCGAGAAGCAAACGCGGAGAGTCCGAAATGCAGTTTCTCCACAGCGCAAGAGAACTTGCGGTCTACACGATCAAGAAGTGCGTCGGGCTTCCAAAGCGCTACACCTTTTTCCTGCTCCTGCCGATGGCAACGTGCGCGGTGAGAGTGCTGATGTTGCTTAAGAAAGCCAACAGCATATTCCCGACGAACAGCCATGAGGCACAGCTCCGCAGAGACAACCTCATAGAGGCGGATGGAGAGCTCTATACGCTCGTCTCCCTGCTCGAAATCGCCCAAGAGATTTTCGGGCTCCAACCCAATGTTATGTCGCACTGGTCGGGACTCATTGAGAACGAGATACGCCTCGTTAAAGCATTGATGAAGAAAGACCGTGAGCGATATAAAAACTTGCCGTAAGGCAAACCGGTTACGCTCTGCAAATGTTTACTGTTCTCGTCCGCCACGAACTGGTGGCTCCGTTCCGCGAACAACACGAACAATTTCAGGTACGTGAACAGCAACGGCAACAATAACAACAACAACGCGAACAACACGAATGGCGTCGCCCTCGGATTCTCTCCCCACCTCGGCTTCCTTTACGGCAGACAGAGTAACCCAACGCGGCGAAATCAGACCGGAAGGGAGAGAAGGAGAGCGTGACCGTCCCAATAGGGTAAATACACTCCCTGATGCGTTTGAGCGGACGCTGCTTGCATGGCGGCGGTTGCAGGTGATCCGCCGTTTCATGCTCATTAACGCTATGCGCCTATACGTAACCTGCCGACAGGTGTACGGGGAGGGAAAGGAACTTATGACATCAGAAGAACGGCGCGAAGCTCGTTACCGGAGACGGACGGAGGCCCGCGCAAGAAAGAAGACCGAGACGTGCGCTGAGTACGACGACTTCGCGAAGGTGTTTTCATACGAGCACCTTTACGACGCTTACCGCAAATCCCGCCGGAACGTATCATGGAAGGCGTCGGTACAGAAATACATCGCGCTCGCGCCGACGAACGTCAAAAGAACGCATGAACGCCTGATGAATGGAACCTTCCGCAGCAGCGGTTTCATGGAGTTCGACATCAACGAGCGCGGGAAGATGCGCCACATACGAAGCGTGCATATAGAGGAGCGCGTCGTACAGCGATGCCTGTGCGATTACTGCCTCGTTCCCACGCTGAAAAGGACGTTCATCTACGACAACGCCGCCTCCATCGAGAAAAAGGGGTATTCGTTCTCTGTCCGGAGGCTCACTCAGCACCTCCACGAGCATTACCGCAAGTACGGGACAGAGGGCTATGTGCTTCTCTACGATTTTTCAAAGTTCTTCGACCGCGTTTCTCACGAGCTCGTGAAGCGGATCACGCGGAGGGAGTTCACCGACGAAAGGATCATCGCGCTCGTCGATCACTTTGTCGACGCATTCGGCGACGTCGGCCTCGGGCTCGGAAGCCAGATCAGTCAGACGTTCGCTCTGGCGGCGGCGAACCGGCTCGATCACTTCATCAAGGAAGTACTGAGAATAGAGCACTACGGCAGATATATGGACGACGGCTACCTGATTCACCCGAGCAAAGAGTATTTGAAAAAGTGCCTCGTGGAGATCGAGCGCGTGTGCACGGAGCTCGATATTACACTCAACACCCGCAAAACCCAGATCGTAAAACTGTCGCACGGCTTTACCTTCTTGAAAATCAAGTTTTTCTTTACGGAAACCGGAAGGATCATCAAAAAGATTTACCATAGAAGCGTTACGAAAATGCGACAGAAACTCAAAGCCTTCTACCGACTCTATAAGCAGGGGATTATGACGGCGCAGGATGTCTACGCCTCGTACCAGAGTTGGCGGGCTTATTCCCTTAACTTCAACGCATACCGTACCTGCAAGGCGGTCGGCGCGTTATATGATAACCTTTTCATTTTCCGAAGGGAGGAATATGTATGAACGAAATCAAGATGAGACTCGCGAACGATGAAGAGATCGCTATCGACGCCTTCAATCTGCCGCTCCATGTGTTGGTGGATTGCCCGTCAAAGGCGGAGGGCCTTGCTATTTGGGCAAAGCTCACGCCGGAGAACCTTGAGACGGTCACGATACTCGAAGGCGATCAGACGACTGCGACCTTCGCGAACGTAACGCTCGTAACCGCACAATTCCAGGTGTACGACGCGGGCGGCGTGACAGCGCACTTCTTTATGACCGGCGAGAACCGGAGTTCTGCGTCGGAAAACGACTATGTCCGGGCAGCGAAGATACTGCTCGGGGAGGAGGAGTAAACCATGAGCGAAAACATTATCGAAAGAGCAAGAGCTATGAGAGCTCAGGTCGAGGAAGTAGCCGCCACGCTTCCCGACGAAAGCGCAACGAACTATACCGATCTTTTCCCCAGGTGGTCGGAGGCGGGCGTGCTTTACAACGCCGGTGCCAGAGTACGTTACGAGGGCAAGCTCTACAAGTGCGTACAGCCGCATGTCTCGCAGGAAGCGTGGAGCCCTGACGCATCCCCGTCGCTGTGGGCCGAGGTGCTTGCTGGTCAGGACGGCACTGACGTCGGCGAGTGGGTACAGCCTGACAGTACGAACCCGTATATGCAGGGCGACCGTGTAACGCATAACGGGAAGCTCTGGGAGTCCAACGTCGACAACAACGTGTGGGAACCTGGCGTGTACGGTTGGACGGAGATCGCTGAATAACGACGCACGGAGGCTGACATGACATTGCTTGAAATTGTTGACCGCCTCTGTGAAGTGGTAAAGGCACAAGCGGAGATCATCAAGGATCAGGCGGAGCTCGTCGAACAGGCAGATATTGCCAACGCCGCAAAAGACGAATTACGCTCACGCCGGAGGGCGGTCGACGCCGAAATAGACCGCCTCGACCTTGCAAGCCGCCGCTATCTGGGGAGCGATTGACGACCTACGCCGCGCATTGTCGATTATTGGGGCGCATTTGCCCCTCTACGGCCTTTTATTTATACCCTCACAACTACCCATCCACGAGTGAAAGACGAAATCCTCGGGCTGCTGTGGAGTTGTGCAAGGGATATGAAGCGTAACTCATTTGAAAGGAGCAAATCGGAATGGATTTTATCAAAACAGTTTTGATAGCCTTTATTTCCGGTGGAGTTGGTGCGGCGATAGTTAAACTGATAGGCGACGGGATCGCTTGGAGGCGTAACCGGAAAGCCGCAAAGGAAGACCGAGCGGAGGATAAGAAAGAAGAAGCAGAACGACGTGCGGCGAAAAACCTTGAGGAACGTATGGGACGGCTCGAAGTGCAGAATAACGCGCAAAGTAAGTCCCTGAGTGCATTAAGCGAAGCCCTCAAATTCATGCTTTACGACCGTATCCGCTATCTCGGACAAGCCTACATCGCCGCCGGAGAGATCGACTTCGACGACCGCCGCGTGTTGAACGACATGCACCGCTCTTATCACAACGGGCTCGGCGGGAACGGCGACCTCGATACGCTTATGGCGGAGGTGAACGGGTTGAAACTTAAGACAAAATAAGGAGCAAGACAATGGATCAGATCGCACTCGATATAGTACGGAGCTACATAATGGGCCATCTCGACAAGAGCGAGACCATTCCCCCGTTCGACGTATTCACGGTATGGAAGGCAAAGATACTCCAGAATTGGAAGTACCTCATTTCTTCGACCTTGCCGGACGGAATGTACTACGAACTTACCTACAACGGCGACAAGATGGAGTGGTACCTCGACGCATACAAGAAGTTTGAGAACAAGGTCTACCCCGTGAATGTTACCGCAGCCACATAAGGAGGCCGCAATGGCAAAAAAGAAGACCTATACAGAGCCCGAGGTCGAGATAAAGGCACGTGGACAGGAGGCGGAAACGCCTCCTTCTTTGCGCGTCCATATCGTCAAGAAGGGCGATACCCTTCGCGCGATCGCACGGGACTACCTCGGAGACTCCCGACGCATAGAGGAAATACGCAGGGCGAACAACCTTGCGACCGACATTCTCACTATCGGCAGGGAGCTCGTTATCCCCGACAGGTAAGGAGGGAACCGGAATGATAACCAATACTGAATTTGCCGCACGCGCAAGAGACATCGCGGACAACTATAAGACGCTATATGTTTTAGGAGGCTTCGGCGATCCCCTGACCGTAACGAAGAAGGAAGCATTCATCGCGAAGAACGCCTTCAATCGCCGCGCAGACCGCGCAAAGAAGATACGCGCAGCAACACGCGACACCTTTGCGATGGACTGCTCGGGCACGCTCAAGGCTATCCTCTGGGGGTGGAACGGAAATCTGAACCACGGTCACGGCGGAGCCAAGTACGCCTCCAACGACGTACCCGATCAGAACGCCGACACCTTCATATCCAGGTGCAAAGACGTATCGACCGACTTTTCCCGAATCCAGGTCGGCGAAGCTGTCTGGATCAAGGGACACATCGGCATCTACGTCGGCGACGGCCTCGCAGTCGAGACCACGTACAGATGGAAAGACGGTACGCAGTACACCGCCTGTAACTGCGACGTTGCCGGTTACCACAGGCGCGACTGGACGAAGCACGGCAAGCTCCCTTATGTCAAGTACCCGAAAGACATCCGAGTGGGAGACCTCGTGAGGATCACCGGAACTCACTGGTACGGCGGCAAGACGATTCCCACATGGGTACTCGAACGCCGGTGGTACGTCAGCTCCATTCGCGGGAACCGCGTCGTGCTTGACCGGAGTGAGGACGGCAAATCGCGCATTTGCAGTCCCATCCACATCGACAACATCGAACTTGCTGACTAAGGATCAGCAGAAAGGAATCACCATGAGCGATTTTATCAAGGAGTTTATCTCCACCTACGGCGTGACGATAGTTTACGCCATCCTGACCGCGATAGCCGGCTTCATCGGGGCCGCGATCAAGCGTTACATCGCGCAGAGAGAGATCGACGCTACCAAGAGGGCGGTGATCCGCACCTGCGTTCTTGCGGCCGAACAGCTCTATAAGGATCTGTCTGGCACGGAGAAGTATCGCAACGCGGTCGAAGCCGCCTCCGATATGCTTGCGGAAAAGGGCATAAAGATTTCCGACCTCGAAATTAAAATGCTTATAGAAGCCACGGTATCCGAATTTAATAAGGCTTTCGAGAGCGATCCCGAGCCTGAGCTTACAAGCAGCACCACCGCAATCGGCTTCTACGCCATGCCTCCCGGTGACGGCGAGGAAGACGATGACGATCCTTGCGAGGACGAAAACATACTCGTCGGGCTTGGTTAAACCGGAGGATTAACCGCGATTTTAACCAAGCCTTAACCAAGCAGCCCCGTGCATTTAACCTGCACGGGGCTCGATTTTTTTGCCTCTCCCTGCCCCTGTACGGGGCAAAATATAAATTTTTTTCAAAAAATTATAAAAAAGTGCTTGACAATGCCCCTTTAAGGGACTATAATTGACGTGTAAAGAAAAAACAGCCCCGAAACGGAGCAAAAAGGAAGGTCGAAAATGTCTCTTCAAGAACGTCAGGCAAAAGCCCTCGAAAAGATCGGCGGAGCGCTCGGACTCCTGAACCTCCCCGAGGACGTAAGGACGATCATCGCAGACTGTCAGGACTACGAGACAAAGGTGAAGATGCTCGAGCTCGTAGCGGAGAACATAAAGTAATCAAGGAGGACAGGAAAATGACAGAGGTCACATGGCAGGAATTTACAAAGAGCGGAGCGCTCACCACGAAGCGCAAGAGCGTTAAGGCAGAGAACGTCGAGAAGTTCATCGAGAAACTGGCTGAGAAAGACAGCTTCTACCAGATAATCGGGATCAGCGAATAAGGAGGGAGAAAAATGAACCAGAACATGACGAACCGTTGGACGGACTTACTCGAGTCTGATGTTTACAAAAGGCTCGCAAATTGCAAATCTCGCAAATCGGACATACTGCCTTTAGCACAGGCCAAATGGGCGAGAATGAAGAATAAACCGGAAATGACCAAAGAGGACGCATTGATCTCCGTACTTGAACTACTCGACTGTAATTCAGTCTATATCGACCTTACAAAGGACGAATACAACAACATTCTTAACCAGATTATCTAAGGGGAGGTAAACACCATGATCGCCACTAAGGAACAGGAAAGAAAAGCCCTTGCGAAGATTCGCAAGATTGTCGAAGAACTCGGCGAAGACAGCTACGTCGGGACGGCCCTCGAAGGGTGCCTCGACATCGCGGAGGACAACATCAATAACGACTGGGCGTGCTCGATGAAGCAGCGTTGGGAGACCTCCGAAAGGGAAGCGGCGGAAGCCCTCAGGAAGGTTGAAGACCTCGAACAGCGCAATGACTTCCTCCGGACGAAGCTCGATATGGTTGAGGAGGAAATGACGGCGAAGGCAGAAGCAAGGATAGCGGAGCTTGTCAAGAAGATCAAGGAGCTCGAAGATCAGGCCCTTCCCGCCGATACGCTCCGTCTTATGAAGGATATGCTCTCGACAAAGTACGACGAAACGGAGACTAAACTCCGTGAAGCCGTGAACGAGGTAATCAGGCTGGCCGACAACCCCAACACCGACGAATTTCGTGCAGCCGTCCGCCGTCAGAGAACCGGCGCGGAAATCCTCGACATGCTCGAGAAGAACTGCGAAATCGTTTCGGAAAGGCTTTTCCGCCTCGGTCTTTCTTAATACCATCAAACGACGCGAAACGGGGCGAAAATGTTTCACGAGAAACACTATCGCCCCGAAACAGGGAATACAACGGAGGTCAACATGAATAATTCTACCATCACCCGCAACTATGAAAGCAACCTGTTCCCCTACATGGTTCATCTCGTATCCGGCTACTTGACGGAGTCTGGCCCTCACTTCGGGGAATACAGAGACCTTGTTTATGCCGGATCGAGCGGAGAAGCGGAACAGGCGGCGAAGGAAGCCTACTCGGAGACGAACAGTGATCCGCTCGAATACATTGACGTGCACGAAGCGACTGCGGCGGAGGTAAACGAATGGCTCAACAGTCACCTCAATCCGCCGATATCCGTCGACGACTGCTACCCGTTCTAAAAGGAGGATCACATGAAGGCGCTTATTATTGATGCAGTACGAGAGACCTACGGCAAAGAGAACGTCCGCACGATGACCGTCGGGGAGCTGATGAACTATCTCGAACAGTTCGATGAAGACCGCCTCGTAATCTTATCCCACGATGGTGGGTACACCTACGGCGGCATACGGGAGGAGCACTTCGCCAATCCCTACGAAGACGGAGATGGCGACGAATAAAGCTGCTAAGGACAAAAAGGAGTGAGAATATGAAAAACGCATACGACGAACTGAAAGCCCGACAGCAAGCGGAGTTCAACAAGCTACCGATCGGCGCAGCTTTCAGCCAAAAGCAGTTCAAGGAAATGATGGAGGCCTGGGGCCTGACAGAAAACGACACCGACAAGATACTCCACCTCGGCGGCGGTTGTTATATCAGAAAGACCGACCGCGATCTCGTTAAGGAAACGGCTACCAGACATCACGAGGAACTGGAGACGGCGATCAAAGCCGACGAAACCGGCGAAGGCTTCATTTACGAAATGTTCCTTTCGGAGCTCTATAACCACGAAGCCGGATACACCGGAGACTATGAGGAGGCACTGGACGCGCTCGGCTATACACTCGAGGAGGTAGCCGCCGACAAAAGGCTCTCAAGGGGGCTTATGAAGGCATGGGAAAGGATTATGAAGAAGGAGAGACGAAAGCATGAGAAAGGATAACAGATTCTATCACATAAGGAATGGCGAGGTCGTGCTCGAAGACAGGGACATATCAAACGCTATTTGCGGAGCGCAGATGGATTTCGACGACGGAGCAATCGTTGAGTGTATGGATACTTTGGCGGAGATACTGAACGCCCTGAGCATGTTCGTAAAGCAGGAGGAAGCACGATGAGAACGATCTATACTCCTGAAACCTTCTCATACTCCTCTGCGCGTGTCGGCGACCTTGTTACAGCAGACGTCGTAATGGACGCGATGGACTGTATGCCGCCGGTGACAATGCGCTTGAGCTGTGCGCAGCTCGGAGAGCCTTACTCTCACAGGATCGACACGGAGACCGGCAAGCTCCGTCCGACCTTTGCAACGTTCCGCTGTATCGATGGCAACTTCACAGAGGGGACATGGGAGTTCTGCGGCTACTGCTTCGCAAGGGAAACAACGGAGCGCGGGAAGAACCCCGTATATTGCTAAGGAGGCGACCATGAGCAAGAAAAAGTGTGCCGTCTACGGCAAGGACGAAACGGGAGAAATGCATCTTTTAATCCGTGGTGTACCAGAGCCAGAAGCCGTTGATATAGCAAACAGGTATTATAAGGAGACGGGCCGGACTGCCGTCATTGTAGATACGGAGGGAAAATGAAAGTACGTTTTAAAGAACCGTCGGAAGCGGACAAGAACGAATATGTCCCCGGCTTACTCGATGATCGTATCAAGATAACGGCGATCGACGACAATGGGAACACCGGCTATGTGTTTATGAGAAAGGATACGCGCGCGCGGCTTGGAGACGAATATATCAAGGAACATGCGGCAATGACGTATTCTTCGTTCTGCGAAGAATGGCTCCTTACGATAAGCGAAGACGACTATTACAATGACTTAGACAGGAACCCCGAAAAGATCATCGACCTCGAGTACGAGGGCATTGAGGACGGGAGGGGCCGCGAAATCTATGTGTCGCCGGCGTCGGGCAGACATTACCTCCGTGAGAGCTTCTACCCGCGCGAGAAATTTGCGAAGTGGTACGCGCTCGGAAAAACGGACATCGACGACATAACGCGCCCGAACATCATATTCAAGTGCGCTGGGCAGAGCGAAAAAGTGACCTACAAAGACTGGAATGGAGTTGCAGCCTATTCCGACACTTTCAACCCCGACTTTTGGCCATTGAGCGCATAGAGGAGGCGAACATGATGGAAATAGATGATACACTCGCGAAAGAGATCAAGGCCCTTGGCGGCGATGGAAGCAGAGAAGCGAAATTCGCGCTCTTGAAGAAACTGGATGCCGCGCGTGCCGATCTGTCAACAACGAAGATCAGAGAGACATTTAACTCCGCTCTCAAGAAGCATGGGAGAGCCGTCGTGGCGATATGTGTGGCAGTTACGCTCGACGCGCGGAGGGACAGGCTCGACCACTGGGAATGGCATTGGGCGCTTAGCGTAATTGCGCTATTGCCTTGCAGCTTTACTCGAAACAACTATATGCGTGCATATATTGACGACGGCATTCACCCGACAGCAATATGCGATTATGCGCGGGAACTAATCAGAGCAACCTCTGTCGAGGCAAATGCGCGTTTGTAGAGAGCGTGGTATCTGTCGGAGATCACCCGAATAACAATTAACGACAAGATTATCAGCAAGGGAGGAGGAAGCAATATGGGCAACCGAAACAATGCGACAGACGAAGCACCGAACGTCGTAAAGGAAACACGGAGCCGGAGCGGGGCGCGAATCCTGTTCGCGGACAATTACGTTGTCCGCTCACCGGAGGCGGTTGCCCATATTGCTCGGGATTGCGGACGGATAGCGCTTGACGAATACCGCCGGAGAAACGAAAAAAGTATTTGACTATTCGAGGGTGCGCGAGTACAATTAAAGAGATCAACAAAGAGGAGGAGACTATGAAATACAGAGTTGGAAAGAAAGTGCAGGTTATCACGATTCGTATATGGGACGGGCAACAGTTCACTCCGAGCATTTTCTTCGATGAAGAGACGTGGTTCGGAAGCGAGAAGGATGCCGACGGGAACCCGATTATTACCGAGGATCGCTTTGAGGAAATAGTCGCCTATTGGCAGAAAGAGGTCGACAAGGCGAATGAAGGCGAACCAACGAAGTATTTCGGAAACTGGCGAGAAGAACACGCTTTACCTTTGTCGCTTTTCCTTTATGCAAGCAACGAATAAACAACGGAGCCCCGAAAGGCTCCTTTCTCGTTTATAGATACTTCTTAAACTTCGAAGCAAGCTTCTTGCGGGATTGCTCGTCGAGCTCATTCTCGTGCTCGGCAAAGACAGCCAACTGCACTGAGGCGGATTTCGCCGGATCGGGAGCGGCAGAGATCACATCATACACACGATCTATGAGGTGCCGAATTTCGATTTGGAGGCGAGAGGGCATATAGAAGCTATCGTCGTTCCCACGATTGAGGGCGTACCCGCCATACTCAATGTACTGCATGATAGCGCGGAGCTCATCGAGATCACAACGGACAACTTCGATATTCTTGAAGAAAAGCTCGACGTCGGAAGCGGAGCGAGCGTCAGCGTATAACTTATCCGCATGGCGGAGAACCATATCGCATTTCTTTGTTGCGGCCGTTATAATCGCCTTGAAATTCTCCCGCTTCGGCTTCACGGAAGGGCAAACGAGCTTGCAGAGCTCCCCGAGCTTTTTCTTGTCGGCGGCTACATCGTGCTTTAAACTGGAAGACGGTCTCGCGGTCGACTGCATATAAAGAGAGTATTCCGAGAACGGAACTATTTCTGTTTTGGAAAAGGTTCGCATACCAACCTCCGGAGCAGGATTTATACTATCATATCATTTCGAGAATGAGCGCACAATCAAGTGCCGGACGCTTTTCGAGGCAATTTCAGAAGAAAGAAAAGAGGAGTGCCCTCATTAGCGTCACTTTGGGAGCGTGTCAACGATAACTTCTTGGAAATAACGAAACATACCCAAGATGTTATCGTTGATAAGCCCTCATTCAGGCTCATTCACGCCGCGCACAAAGCCCTCGGCTCCAGGTATTCGGGGATAAAGAACGATGGTAAAATCAGCCGGATCGTTATGCCAACGCCCGTTGACGGTCTTGAGATATTCGACCTTATACAGCACCTCTTTAAGCAGCTTATTCCTTGCAGCAGGATCATCAATGGAGTGATAGACCTCGAGGAGGCTGTTTATCTTCGGGACAAGCCTCTCGCAAGTCCCGACGTTTGCGCGGAGCTTTTCAACCTCCTCCTCCAGAGCGGAGACAGAATTACGGCACTCGGCTATACGGAGCGAGAGCGTACGACTGCGTTCCAGGTACGTATCAACGGTATAGACGCCTTGCTCGAGATAGTCGTGAGCGGCGTCAAGCTGTTTCTGTAAGGACGACAGCTCGGAACGCTGTTTTGAAAGCATACGCTCCCGAGACTTCACGCCCGAAACCTCCGAACGATCATCCTCGTCGTTCGGCCACTGGATCACGAAATCAGCGGCCCACGCAGCGAGCCCATCCAAGACGGCTTCCTCTACGAGGTGCAATGGCGCGGAGACGTTGTCACAGTACGATACGGAGCATATCAGCGACGGAGGCTGTGAGGCGTGTTTACCGCTGTATGGACGTCGTACCATTTTGTGCTTACACTTCGCGCAGACGACCAACCCCGAAAGAGGATTTTTAACTGAGGACTTTGCTCCTACCGGTGCAGGCGGAACCTCGGCCATGATGATTTGTGCTTTGTCCCAGGTGTCCTCGTCAACCAATGCCGGGTGAAGCCCTTTAACCTCAAGGCACTCCTGACGGGGATTCCTCGGCTTCGAAAAAACAACTTCTCCGTCGACCATCTTCTTCTTTGTCCGCCGCCAATTCCACCGGATGCGGCCGACGTAAGCAGGATTATTTATCATATCGCGGATGGAAACCGGCGACCATTTGCCACCGGTTGCAGAAGGGATACCAAGCGCGTTCAGCTTACGAGCGATCAGAGACACACCGAGGCGAAGCGTAGATCCATCAGGCTGTTTTTCTCCGTTGACGTAGAGATCAAAGATCAGCCTGACAACATCGGCCTGATCGGGCACGGGAGAAAGCGTGTATCCGGGCTCTGAACGGAGCTTTACCCGCTCATACCCATAGGGCGGAACGCTTGCGGCGAACTTACCTTCTTTGACAGCAGCGATACGACCCCTCTGCAAGCGCCGGTTGATAGTTTTGTATTCGCGGCGAGACATAAAAAGCCCGAACTCGAAGTATTCCTCGTCGAACTCGTTGCGAGGATCATACGTCTTGAGCGGAGTTACAATCAGAGTATTGGTGAATTTGAAGGTTTGGGCGATAATGCCCTGATCTATAGTGTCACCACGGGCAAGCCTCTCGACCTCCATTACAATAACCCCTGTCCATATACCCTGCTCTACCTCTGAGAGGAGGCGTTGCATAACGGGACGGGCGGCAATGGTATCGCCCGAAACTATCTCCCTGTATATCTCTGTTACGTTGAGCTTCTGCTTACGGGCAAGCTCCAATAGCGTCCGCTCGTGGCGGGCAAGCGTTTCACCCTCGCCGTGGGACTCCGCTTCGAGATCGGCGCGGCTTTTGCGAAGATAAATACAATAAGGCATACAGACCTCCGAAAAAAGGCGCTCTCCGAGCCGGAGGGCGCAAGAAAATGCTATTTCCTTTGAAAGTCAACGTATATCACGCCGTTTCGCTCGAACCGCTTTTTTCCTCAAGATGGAAGACAAGCTCCATGTCGGTCTGAATGAGCTGATCGAGCAAGGCAGATACATCGTTTTTGAGTTGGGATTGGAGAGCCATCAAATTGGACGTAGCAAGAGGGCTTGAGAACGCCGCTCCGCCTGAGGAACCGATCACCGCAACGATCTGATTACGGAGTACAGAGAGCTTATTAAAGAGACTGGAATAAACCGATAGCCTCTCGGTGCGGCCGGCTTTGACATCGCGATCAAAGAGCTTATAGGCGCAGTCGAGGCAACGATCAACCTCAATTTTCACGCCATTTGGAGATGCCTCGTAGTCTCTCTTAAAACTCTGCGTATCACCTGGGAAAACGACATCGACGTTATTGCGCTTGTCGGTGCGGCCCAAGAGATAATCGGTAGAGACTTTGAAGAGATCAGCAAGGGCACAAAGTGTTCCGAAGTCGGGCTCCTTGTCCTCCGTTTCATAGCCGGAGATCGTAGAGCGGCTTTTGCCTACACGGACACCAAGAGCCTCCTGAGAGAGCTCCAATTCGTTACGGAGAGAGATCACGCGGGAACCGAAGATAGTCATAGATAAATACCTCCATATGGTTATTATACAAAATCATTTGCGTTTCGGGGCATTTTGCCCCGATAATGGGCAAAAATAATTTTTCTTGAAAAAAATCCTTGACAATGCCCCAAACAGGGACTATAATTAGTATGGATGAACCCGAAACGGGACGAAGGGAGGAATAAGAGTGAGGATAAAACTGCAGAACCTGAGGCAGAGTCAGGGCTACACCCAGACCTCATTTGCAGAGGTAATAGGGATCAGCAGAAACCATTACAGCCAGATCGAGAGCGGAGACAAGAGCCCGTCGCTAAAAGTCGCTCTCAAGATCAAGCAGACGCTCGGCTATCAGGGTGACGACATCTTCGAGGATCGCGCTTACGGACACCGGTAATTTTTTTGCCCAATATAGACGCGAAACGGGGCATTATCAACCGACGCAACGGAAGTAATGACGCGGAACGCGGCAGTCCTCATATCCTGCAACTATTGTAATGCGAAGGGAGAGACAGATAAATGCCGAGACAGGCTACAAAAGCAATAGGAAATATGTATTACGAGGCCAGAATGAAGGCGGCAAAGTATAACGAAAAGCTCTTGACAAGAGCTGGAGCCGTCGAACTCCTTCCGGGAGTGACGGAGGAGTGCCTAAAAAAGTACGAGCTCGACATCAATAAGCCGCCAAACGTGGTGGTCGCACTGATGGCAGACGCGTACAACGCACCGGAACTGCGACAGGCATACTGCTCGAACGAATGCCCGCTCGGCGTTTACTGCAGGGAACTCGCGGATATGCCGGCGGAACGCGCCTTGATAAGGCTCCAACTGTCCACGAAGGACATGGAGCGGATAGCGGAGGCTCTTGCGGTCATCATGGAGGACGGAGAGGTCAACAAAGAGGAACTCCTCGCCATCCCCTCCATAAAAGAACGGCTCAAAGAGATCAGGAACAGGATAGACGAAAATCTTGCGGCCCTTGAACGGGCAGAGAGAAAAGAATAAGGAGGTCAACATGGATAAGTACGAAAAGATCAGGCGACTGCCGCCGATGATTGTGACCATCGTCACAGTTATCATTGTTCTGGTTGCGCAGTTTATCTGCACTTTTAACAGCATGAAGGCAATGAGCGCGGCGGACAAGCCTACTCAGCCGGAAACGCACATTGCCGACGGAGGGAGGTGAAAGAATGGAGAAGGTTTCTGCAAAGACCGTCACAGCATGGGCGATAGCGATATTCACTGAGCTCACTGCGGCGGCGCTCCCGACGGTAATTACCGCGCTTTGGGCAATCCCGTATGCAAGAGCTTTTAGGGACGGGCGCGTAGACTTCGGAGGAGAGTATTACCTGATAGCCGCTGTTTTCGCAGGAACATTCGCCCTTCTGCACTACGGATTGTGCAGGATCGTTCTCCCCAAGAGAAGGTGAATGACGTGAATAAGAGGGCAAAGAAAAAAGCTCGCGGCCGGAGCCACGAGCTGCATGAAGAGGAGACTTCATCGCTCTCTTATTGTAACACAGGTTTACCCACAATGCAATAGGAGGATTTGCAAATGGAAAACACATCTTTAACCATCGCCGCGCAGTTCCCCGAGGAGAAATTCAACCTCCTTGTGCCGATGAAGACGGTAACGGAAATCGCGGCCATCCACAAGCCCGTTATGAATACGGTACAGATCAGTACCGACCTCAAAGACGGCGAAATCTACATTCAGGAAAAAGCAAAACCGGCGACAAGAGAATACCCCGCACAGCCGCCGAAATACGCCCTCACGAAGAAGGGACTCAATAAACTCATGCGCGCCGCAGGAATAAAGATTCTCGGCACCTACCCCGTCGTTCCGAGCACTTGCCAGAAGTGCGCGGAGGTCAACCGCAACATAGGCAGGCCGGTCAACTGCGGAGCGTGCGGAAACAAAGATGTAAAGTTTGAGGCCCGCATCAGCGTTCCGCAGCTTACCGGAGAGAACATTGAAGTAGTAGCCCATAAAGAGATCGTCGTGGACGACGTCGTTGATGGCATGACGGACAAGCAGCGCAAGGAGTTCTTGAAGTTCCGCACGGAGATGTGCGAGACGAAGGCGATCAACAGAGCGCTCCGTGCGGCTATGCACATCAAGGGAACGTACCTGATCGAAGAACTCAAAAAGCCTTTCGTAGTGGCCTACCTTGTCCCGAACCTTGACAACGAAGCAGTCAGGGATGAGGCTATCAGGCATTTCTTCACTTCTGCCGGAGAAATATACGGCGAACACAGCGCGGATCAGCGGAGAGTGGTATATGTCGAGGATGATGACGACACCGACTACCGTATAAACAGGAACGACCATCAGCCGGATTCTTTTGTCGATGCCGAATACGAGGAGCCCGCTCCTGCGCCTGTGCGCGAGCCCGCGCCCGCACGTCGCAAACCCGCGCAGCAGTCGGATGAGACTATGTGCTGTACCGCTTGCGGCAAAACCGTCACGCGCGGAGTTAAGGACTGGAGCCTTAAACAGTACGGCCGGATCCTCTGCATGGATTGCCAGAAGGGAGTGTCGCAGGAATGACGGATAAGATCAGGATACTCCACACGGGAGATTGGCACATAGGTTCATTTCCCGGCCCCGAAAAGGATGGAGAGAACTGCCGCGCAGCCGACATCCGCCGGTGTCTCGAAGGGCTCGTCGGTGAAGCGGTAACGCTTCACCCCGACGTCATCGTAGTCGCAGGCGACATATTCCATCAGGCCCGCGTATGGAGCGACAGAGCACTCAAAGAGAGCCAGGTCGCCATAGAGACCATTAGGCAGCTCGCCGTGATAGCTCCTATCGTTGTTATGAGAGGTACGCCCAACCATGACAGCGCCGAACAGTTCCATAGCCTTGAGCTCGCTTTTGAATACGACAGGCGTGTCCATATCGTGACGGAGCCTTGCGTCCATACCCTTTCCCTCGACAGGGGAGAAACGGTGCAGATAGCGTGTCTGCCTGGATTCGACAGGGGCTATTACCGCTCAAAGCACCCTGGATTGAGCAAAGAGGATGAAAACGCCGTTTTCACTGCCGCAATCGAAAAGCTGATCATTGGGCTTAAGGCCCAGATGAAAAACGACCTTCCTTCCGCGCTCGTTTCACACTTTACGATAACAGGCTGCAACATGGAAAGCGGGCAGACGGCATTTCTGGCGCAGTTCGAGCCGGTAGTTTACCCCTCGACGCTCGCGGCTGCAGATTACGACCTTGTCTGCTTCGGACATATTCATCGGCCTCAACAGCTTGACGGGTGCAAGAGCACCTTCTACTGCGGAGCGATCTCCGGTCTTAACTTCAATGACGAAGGGCAGGAACGCGGCTTCTATATCCATGATATGGATTACAGCGAATGCAAGGCGGAGAGACGTCTCGTATCGCAATTCCGCAGACTACCGACGCGGCAATTCCTGACGATCCGCCTCGACGACGACGATGTACGAGAGATCAACGAAGGCGGCCCCGAGTGGCTTTACAAGCTCCCTGTTCTCGAAAGCGACGATGCAGCAGAGGACAAAATCGTCCGCGTGCTGTACGACTGCACTGACGAACATAACAAAGCCTTCAACCACGCCGCACTCGAAAACTGGCTTTACGAAAAGGGCAAAGCCTTTTGGGTACAGGAAATCACGCCGCAGAAAATCAGCATAAGCGTCGACCGCCGGAGCATGGGGGCGGAGAATACGCCGGAGGAAAACCTCGCAGACTATCTCACCGCCGCCGGACGTACGCCCGAGGAAATCGAAACGATAATCGGCTATGCGCTCCCGATCATAAACGAGGCGACGGAAAAAGCGACAAGCGAACGTCATGCCGGTGCTTTTGTGCCGGTCGAAATCGAAGTGCACAATTACCGCAATTACCGCGATGAGACCTTCTCTTTCGAGGACATTCGTTTCTGCACGATCAACGGCGCGAACGGAGTCGGCAAAAGCAGCCTGTTTATGGACGCGATACTCGATGCGCTTTTCGAGGAACCCCGCGAAGGCGATCTGACCGGCTGGATATGCAACGATCCCGAGGCGCGAAGCGGCTACATAAAGCTGACCTTCCGCCTGGGCGAAAGGATTTACCGCGTGACCCGCACCAGAGCGAAGTCGGGCAAGGCGACGCTCAATATCTCCGAGTGTGTCGAGGGTGAATGGACGGATCGGAGCAAGGAAAAGATTAAGGATACTCAGTCGGAGATCGAGAACATTATCGGCATGGACAGCCTCACGCTGAAAGCGTGCGCGCTCATAATGCAGGATCAATACGGGCTCTTCTTGCAGGCAGACAAAGAGGCCCGCATGAATATCCTCGGGAGCATTCTCGGCCTCGGGCTTTATGAGCTTATGGAGGAAGCGGCTTCCGTACACGCTACCGACACCAATAGGGAAATCCGCATTTTGACCGACAGGGTAACGACCATGACGGCGGGATTGCCCGACTGTGGAGATCTCTTGAAAGAGATCGAAGAAGAAGAAAAGCACAAACGTGACGCAGAGGACGTTATAGCGGCGGAGTCGGAAACGCTCGATGCCCTCAAAAGACGGCTCGTATCCTGCACAGAGGCCGCTGACAGACTGTTTAGGCTTCGCGGCAGGGCAATGACCCTTGCAGGATCAAACTCCGCCAAAGAGTCCGCGAAGGCCTCTCAGAAGGCACTCTTGGCAAGTGCTATTGCGGCCCTGGCAGAGGAGGCGCACATCAAGCAAGGCGTCGCCACGTACAACGCCTTGCTTGAAGACGAAAAGACGAAGATTGCACTCGAAACCGCTCTGTCGAGCCTCAAGACGCAGAAAGCAGACATGGATGCGAAGCTCAAGGAATGCCTCGCGGCCATCGCGTTACTCGAACAGAAACGTTCCGAGATAATGTGCAAGCTTGTACCCTTGCAGGGCTCGATTGCAAACGCGGAGGATATAGAAGCGAGGTACGCCATGTACGAAGACCTCAGGCGGAAGCTTGCGACCATGGAAGAGAGGGAGACAGAATACAACGAGCTCATAAACAAGCGCAAGGAGCTTGAATGTCGACTCGCAGATATGCTCCAGGCGGGCAGCAACTATGCGCACAGAGTAACCTACGAGATCGAGAATCTGACCGCGAAGACGAAACTGCTTGAGGACAGCGGATGCCCCAATCCCGAGAACGCCAAGTGCAAATTTCTCGCAGACGCTATTGAGGCAAAGCGCCGCCTCCCCGAACTCAAGAAAGATCTGGATGAGAGCATAAAGACCGGCTCGGCGGAAACGGCGAAAATCTCGGAAGAAATCAAAGCGGTCGAAGCCGCTATTGATCCCTCTTTCGCCGATGAGCTCGCAGCAGCGAAGAAGCGTGTCCGCAGCCTTTCCCAGGTCGAAAAAGAATATCAGAACCTCCTGACGGCCCGAGCGACAGTCGAACCCCTCGTAGCCCGCCTCACCGAGCTCGACACAGAGATAGAAGCGGCGGGCCGCGATGTGGAAGAAGCGGAGAGAAAGATACATGCCATCAGCGACCGGATCAGGGACACAGAATTAGGCCTTGCAAAGTTCCGAAACCTCGACGAACAGCTTCGCGATGCCCGAAAGTGGACGGAGCTTGAAAGGAACCTTCCTGCGGCCCAAGCCACAAAAGAAGCCGCAGAGAAGCGTCTCGCAGAGCTCGACGACGAACTTCGAGAAATCACCGAGGAGATTGAAACTGTTCTTTCCGATATCACTTCCGAAGAGGCTAAGACAGCAGGAATGGACACCCTCAAAGAGGCTGTCACTGACTTGGAAGCCAAGATAGCTTTTGCGAGGTACAACGCTTCCACTATTGCCACGAAGATAGGTGCTCTCACGGCGCGTCTTGAAGAAGCAAAGGGAAGGTACGAAAAGGCGGCAGAGCTGAACAAGACGATCAATGCGCTCGGAGTCAAGGCTGCAGCTTATGAGGATCTGAAAAAAGCCTTCTCGCAGGATGGCATACCCCACAATATCATCCGGAGCATTATTCCTGTGTTCGAGGCGACGGCGACGAATATTCTCGGCCAGATGTCCCATGGCCACATGAGCGTTGAAATCGTCACGGAGAAGGTGCTCAAGAGCAACAGCAAGAAGGAAGTCACAACGCTCGACATCATCATCAACGACAGCGACACGGGACGTCTGCCGTATATGAGCAGGAGCGGCGGAGAACGCGTGAAAGCGGCTTTAAGCGTGATCCTCGCGCTCGCGGAGATCAAGAGCAGCAAGGCGGGCGTACAGCTCGGATTCCTGTTTATTGACGAGCCTCCGTTCCTCGATGGAGAGGGAGTACAGGCGTATTGCGATGCGCTCGAGGCGATACAGAGGCGATACAGCGCCCTGAAGATCATGGCGATCACCCACGATCCCACCATGAAGAGCCGCTTCCCTCAAAGCGTTGACGTAATCAAGACACCGGAGGGAAGCAAAGTGCTGAGAGACTGACGAAGCGACGAAAGCAGGGGAGCAACCTCCCCTGCATACAGGGAGGAGGCGAAAAGGATGACACATGAGTGAACCGTTTATCATTGTTTACGAGTGGATGGTCAAAGAGTGCGGGCTGTCCGGTAACGAACTGCTCGTGTTCGCCTTGATCCACGGTTACACAGAGACCGTTGGAGAGTATGCAGGGGGAGTTGCAAAGATTGGGGAGTGGATCAGCGTGAGCCGTCAGCACGTCTACCCATATCTCCGAAGCCTAACCGAGAAGGGATTGATAGAGCAGGCAAAGCCATCGGGAGGACGCACTACCGCAACCTATATCAGCAAGGCTAACCGTCCCAAATTCGGACGGTTAGAGCGAGAGGCAACCGACCGAATATCGGACGGTAAACCGACCGAATATCGGACGGTAAACCGACCGAATATCGGACACAATAATATACGTAATATAGATAGAGATGATTTTGGTATAGAGAATAATACCCCCTTATCCCCCTCGGAAGAGCTCGAACGGATCCTTACTAATGCATACGTTGGACAAGCGCACCTTGCGGATACAGAAAGGGCAATGCAAGACCGGATACGAGAGCTTTGGAGATCAGACCGCACGATGCTTTACGGCGAACCGGTGGACAACGAAAGGCTCCGACAGCTCATACGCAAGCTCGACCGAACTAAGGCGATCAACATCTTATGGAATTTGAAACGGGCGGAGCGCCATGAGATGATTGAAAGGGACAAGCGGGAGTACTACTACTCCACGATCTACAACGTTCTTATGGAACGGTAGCAGAAAGGACAAGCCGGTGGAAGCGATCACGCATAAGATCAAAAGGCCCGAGCAAAAGGATATCGACACGATACATAGATGCCAGATATTCAACTGCGACAAGAGACACGGAAACTATTGTTGCTCTTATTGCTGGAAAAAGACCTTTTGCAACAACCCTTGCGTCAACGATCCTGAGAAATGCGGGCTCACAGAGACACAGGAAGGAAGAACAAAAAGAGCGGCAATCTGGAAAAACAGTTAAGTACAGAACGGAGGAACATAATGAAGAGGATGACAATTCGCAACAGCGACGGATCGGTATCGCAGCCGACCGACCTTAACTGGAAGGAAGCACTCGAACGGCTTGCGGCCTTCGAGGACATGTGGGAATCATTAAACTGCACCCAGATCAAGGTAATGCTCGACGACGGAGCGATATTGCCAACGAGGGCACACGAAGACGACGCGGGGCTCGACATCTACGCGCCGACAACCATGGAAGACCGCACGCTCTTTGCGCGGGGCAGCCTCACGGTAAACACAGGCGTCCACATCGAGATACCGAAGGGCTTTGTGGGATTGTTGATGTCGAAGTCTGGCCTGAACGTCAACGACGACATTACGAGCGAAGGCGTTATCGACACTGGATATACGGGAAGCATGACGGCAAAGCTCTACAACAACGGCGACGACGATCACTGCTTCCACGGCGGGGACAAGCTCACACAGCTCGTTATAGTGCCGATCATCACGCCTAAACCAGTCGTCGTAAATCGTTTCAAAACCACGGAACGCGGCGATAACGGATTCGGAAGCACGGGGAGGTGAGCAAGATGGCAAAGAAGAAGACAAAGAAGCGCAAGATCAAAGGAATAGCCCTTATCTTTTGCCTCCCGATTTTGCTTATTGCAAAGCTGTTTCACCTTATGTTCGTCAAACCGGCGGAAGCCATAGCGAGCACGGCACGGAGAGCGCAGTATGAACGGTGAAGCGACCTCTTTCATAAAAAGCGACGATTGGAAGCATTGCGCCGGATGTCGTTGCCTTGATTGCCTGAAGCTGTGTTGGGAATGCGGCTTTTGCAAAGACCAGAAACACCCTGCACCTGTCACCAAGTGCACATATCAGAACAACGGAAAGGAAGGAAAGAAATAATGGAACTCACAATTAAATGCCCCGATTGCGGCAGAACCCTGAAAGTGACTGTCGAGCACGACGTCACGCCGGAGATACAGATCATCCACAAGCACTCCCGAACCGACACGTGGACAAGCCTCGCCATGAATAAGGATGAGCTCCACCTCGGCGACGTCATAGAGTGCAGGCTTACGAACGGCGACGCGCTTCGCCTCGAGGTGGCCGCGCTCGATCCCTACGGAAAAGATCAGCTCGCCCTCGTGATGAAGGACTGCTACGGCGAGGACAAGCAGATGTACGAGGACGTTGTTAAGGGCGTCAACTGGCGTGACAGCCTTCTCCGCAAGTACGCGAACACGGAGATATATGCCCTGCTCCCCGACGACCTCAAAGCGATTATCAAACCGCGCACCATCAAGCAGAAGATCGGAGGACAGATCATCGAGACGACGGATCTCCTCTGGGCGCTCTCTTACACGGAAATGTACGGCGGGGATTACGAGGTCGACGTCGACGACGTGCACTTCCCCCTCTACGAGAACGAAGGTAGCCGCGTTAAGATGAATGCGGACGGAGAGACATGGTGTTACTGCCTCCGTTCCGCGCGCGGCACGAACTATTTCAGGTACGTGCACAGCGACGGCAGCAGTTACAACTACGCCGCGCACGACACGATTGGCGTCGCCCTCGGCTTCTTGATTTGATCTGTAATCGGCAATCGCCCGCCTTCGTGCGGGCGAAAGCCTGAAAGAGAGGAGCAAGGCAATGACAAAGAACGAGCTGTTTGTAGACAATTTCGCCGGAGGCGGCGGAGCCTCCACCGGCATTGAGATGGCTATCGGCCGGAGCGTCGATATTGCCATAAACCACGATCCCGACGCTATCGCCATGCACAAGGCGAACCATCCTTCGACGCGGCATTACTGCGAGGATGTCTGGCAGGTCGACCCGATAAAGGCGTGCGGAGGCAAGCCCGTAGCCCTCGCGTGGTTCTCGCCCGACTGCAAGCACTTCTCCCGCGCGAAGGGTGGAAAGCCGGTCGATAAAAATATTCGTGGGCTCGCTTGGGTAGCAGTGAAATGGGCCGCGCTCGTGAGGCCGAAAGTCATTATGCTCGAGAACGTCCCCGAGATACAGACATGGGGCCCGCTCGGGAAGAACGACAAACCCATAAAGGAACGCGCCGGAGAGACCTTCGACGGATTTATTAAGGCGCTCTCGACCGGTATTCCGGCAGATCATCCGGCATTCGCGGAGATGTGTTCCGCACTCGGAATCAACAAGCGCTCCGCCATGGCGAGGAAGTTAATCGGCGGGCTCGGATACAAGGTCGACTACAAAACACTCAAATCATGCGACTACGGAGCGCCGACGACACGCACACGCTTCTATCTGATTGCGAGGAGTGACGGGAGGCCCATCACGTGGCCGGCAGCTACGCACGGGCCCCGAGACAGCGAGGCGGTCACGACAGGAAAGCTACTCCCCTACCATACGGCAGCGGAGTGTATCGACTGGAACATACCCGCGCAAAGCATTTTCGAGAGGGACAAGCCTCTTGCAGAGAATACCCTGCGGCGAATCGCGCGGGGTATCAAGAGGTTCGTAATAAACAACCCCGAGCCATTCATCGTCACAGTCAATCATGGGGGCGAGGGCTTCCGAGGGCAGAGCATAAACGATCCGTTGCAGACCGTAACTGCAAAACACGGATACGGGATCGTGACTCCGACGATCATGTGCAACAACACGAACAACGTCGGAGCGAATGTTGAGTCCCCTCTGCCGACGATTACAACTGGTCCGCGCAACTTCCTCGTTGCGCCACACCTCATCCAGTACCATTCCGAGACAGCCGATGAAGAGGTGCGCGGACAAGGCCTCGACGAACCCCTGATGACGCTCGACACGTCGAACCGCTATGCGCTCTCATGTGCGCACATCATGAAGAACTACGCTGGCGGGTACACAGGCGACGGGAGCAACATGGAGGCCCCCCTCGGAACAGTGACGGGGAAGGATCACAACAGTCTCGTAACTGCCCACGTGATGACGCTCAGGAACCACATGGACGGGCAGAAGGCGGATGAACCCCTGAGTACGATCTCCACGAGCGGAGCTCACCATGCGGAGGTACTTGCGTTCCTTGTCAAATACTTCTCCACCGGAGCAGCGAAGCCGGTAAATCAGCCGCTCGACACCATTACCACGAAAGACCGCTTTGCGGTGGTAACGATCCACGGAGAGGAATACGTCATAACGGACATTCGCATGAGAATGCTCCAACCCAGAGAATTGTTTAATGCACAGGGCTTCCCTCACGACTACATTATCGACGTCGACGATAAGGGACGGCCCTATCCCAAATCGAAGCAGGTCGCCAGGTGCGGAAACGCGGTGACGCCTCCCGTCCCCGCCGCGCTTGTGAGAGCGAACCTGCCCGAATACTGCGAGGAGGCGGTAGCATGAAATTGGACGACAAATACATCGAAGCATGCGAAAAGCTCGACTGGACGGTGCGCGAAGGCGACGATGACACGGTAGATTTGGAAAAGTATTCCCCTGCCGGAGAAGATTTTTGCTTCTACGTCTCCATAGAGCATTTCGCAGAGGAAGTCAGGGAGTACGCCGCCTACTTCGACATCGACGCACATATCGAAATGTGGATCGAAGCGAGGCACAATGGCATGAGCGGCGTCCCGTCAACGAGAGAGCTCGTCAAAGACGCAGAGGACATAGATACCATGTTGAAGGAGCTTGCAGAGGCGGTAACAAAGGCGGAGGATGGCACCGAGGAAAAGAATAAGACTTACGAGAAAGACTTTGCCGAACGATTCCCTAATGCTACGCTATACTGCCGGCAGCCTGACGGAGAGGATCACCCGATCCAATGCAGAGCCGCGATTTACGGAGAAAAGAAGTGTCCATACGGGTACGATTTCGTAAAGATGATTACAGACCTGCAGGTGCGACAGAGCGAATCGTGCAGGGCTTGTTGGAAGGAGGCGATGAAAGAGTGAGCGGGCACGGCGAGAAAAATTACCTGGATGAAGCGATGGAAGACGTTAAATCGAGGCTAAAGGCCCAACTGAGAGCCGAATTTGAGCAGAAGCTCCACGTTCCCCGTGAGATGACGGCGAGGGAGTTTTGGGCGGTAAAGAATCGTATGTGCGGCATACATTATGTCAACTGCAATGCCTGTCCTCTCGGAACGGAAAACAACAATATGTTCAAGCCCTGCACAATTCTCGAAAAGGAAAATCCCGAAGTTGCTATCTCCATCGTCGAGCAATGGGCGAAAGAACATCCCGAAAGGCGGCGCAAGACCTATGCGGAGGATTTCTTTGAGAAGTTTCCGAAAGCTGAACCGAAATATTATGACGGCAGAGGCAAAGAACAAATGATACCGATTCCGTGCCGCCAACATTGCTATGGCGTAGTGGGGCGGAAGTGCAACGGCATTGGTTGCAGTTGTTCGGCCTGTTGGAACGAGGAGATGGAGGGCGAGGAATGAAAGTATGCCAAGCCATTGAGTTACCGCAGACAATTCTGTACGCGGAAAAGAATGTCCATCAATGTTGGTCGTGTAAGCGACGTTGTGGAGCCCACGAAGTAACCGGAGTGATAAGAAGAGGCTCAGAGCTCATTCATATTCCGGTATTACTGCCAGAATGCGAGGTTGCACAGCGCTACATGACATATGTTCAGAGGTGTCCGTGTCACAAATACATGAAGGAGGAGGTTGACGACATTGAGCCGTGAGAAGATTCCTTGCAAGCACATGTTTTCCAACGGCACAGAGTATGAGATGTTTCTTGAAGGCCAATGCTTCAGATGCACCCGTTTCCGGAACTGGCATTGCAGAATAGTAAACGCCTGTGAAAAAGCAAGATTTGAAGGCGAGAAGGTTTTTCCGTTCGACGACCTGCTCGAATATGAAGGAGTTGGAGGTAAGGTCTGCAAGAGCTATTCTGCTGAACCAATGAAAAGAACTCGAAAGGCAAAGACAGACGAAAACCAAATCAAATTCACAGAAATGGATAACGTCAGGAGGGGAGAAAAATGAGCAAAATGAACATCGGCGAAGCAGTCGGTATCTTCCGAAACATAGATAGCGAGAGCATTTCGGCAGGGCGTAAGCTCGCCGCAATCGACACTGTGTGCAAAATGGAAACGATCAACGGCATTACTAAGGACTCGCTTCTTGGAGCTTTGCGTTATCTTTCGAACGGAGACTTTCTGCTGAGGTGCGAAGACTGCAAGTACTTCGACGAACGCCATTACGAGAAGGAAGGTGAAGCCCCATATATAAAGGGCAAGTGCAAATATAAAGCCGGTCTTTCAAACGATTACAGAGTGAACCCTCGCGACTATTGCAGTCGCGGTGAACCAAAGGAGGAAATTGCGAATGGATAGAAACACGCGCCTATACACTCGGGAGGCGGACGGGACAATCGCAACGTGGTATCTCGATGCATGGTGCGGCCCGCGCTTCTCGGTATCGCCCAAGAGAAACGCAAAGATGCGGGACTTCAAGAAGTATTACCACATGGACGATGTAGGCAAATTGATATTCCTCTCGAGAAAAGAAGCGGAAACGTGCAAGAAGGAGGATCACAATGAGCAAGGAAATCTGTGAAGACTGCGGAAAGGTGTTTGAGGCGGGGCCGTACTCGTTCCTCTGCCCTGAATGCAGGAAAAAGCGCATTTCCGAAGGAGGCAAGAAAAGCGCGAAGCTACGCGCCCTCAAAAAGAAAGCGGAGGAGGCGAACAACAATGCTTGAGTTCTGGAGCAGCCAGATACACCGCGCAAAGAAGGAACACAAGTGCTCCATGTGCGGGGAGACGATCAAAGTCGGCGAAAGGTATTGCAGATACAGCGGCAAGTACGATGGAGAGTTCTTCGACGAAAAGCAATGTCTGTTCTGCGAAGCGGCAATCGCACAGTACTTCGACGACACCGGCGAACGAGAGTACGACGAAGACTCCATAAGGCAGTATTTGTACGATGAATACTGCAGCAAATGCCCGTGCACCAACCCCGAGTTTGAAGAATGCATAACAACTGAACTCCATTGCACGAGAATCAGGGAAAAGCTCATGGAAAGGACGGGAGGAAATGAGCAAAAGGGATAGTTTCACTTGCATTTTAATCAAGGATATTTGCGACTTCGAAGAGGGAAAAGAAGGGAAAGTCCTTATCCCCAGAGGCACGATCTTCCGTCAGTGTAGTTCGGAGGGCCCCGGTCAGGGTATCGTTCTCATACCGGTAAAAGACGGGCACATCTCACTGTGGGACTCGTATGTAAAACCCATCGAAAACGAAATGGGCAGCGGATGGATAAGCACGGAGATCGGAAACCCCGACATAAGGGACGATTACCTCGTGAGGATCGTTACACCTGTCGATAAAGATCACAAAGACCTCGTATCATTCAAAGTCCTCGACTTTTGCCCTGGGGCCGGATGGGATGAGCTCGAAGCCGGAAGCAGAATCACTCATTGGCAACCGCTTTTCGGGTTAAACGAGGATGAAGAATATGCCGACTTTTAAGAACATGGATGTCTGCCTCCCATTCCTCAAACAGAAACAGCGGGAGGAAAAGAACCCTGTGCGGAAGGCGGGAATACAGATCGCGATCGAGATTATAACTGCCCTGCCGGCGGAGCACGTAGAAGAAGGAATCATCTGCGGGAAGTGCTTCTTCTACAACAGGGAGGCGAAACGGTGCAGCCACAAAAATGGACTTATGGGAAGAGTCCGGCCGGAGATGTTTTGCTCTTATGGATCCTACCATTACGAGGAAAGCGAGGAGGAACCCTTCCCAGACGACGAATTTCCCGAGTTCGGAGAGGAGGAAGAATGAATAAAAAGAGGTATATCGAGAAGATCAAGGAATTGCTGAAAGACTGCAATGCAAACAAGGAGGATACCACGCTTATCCTCAACGCGGCAGATTTTGTGGAGGCAGAGATCGAATATGAACCCGATTACAGAAGGCAGGTCAACATTGTATTCGGGTATCCGACCATAATTGAGCGACGAATGCCGCGTGGAACCATTATCGTGGCAAGAAAGAGCTCAAACGAGAACATTGCAGACATTTGGGAGGGATTACATGACAAGAATTGAGATTGCAAGCGAACAGGATCGCCTGACCGTTGCGGCGATACTCGTTAAGAACGGGTACACGGTGCGGCAGACAAGGGAACGCGGAGAGAATAAAAGAGCCTATCAGCACTTTATAGAGTACGCAAAGCCGAAAGCTGTTATCACAGGAAGGACGGAAACAGATGAATAAACTGACGATCATCGGAAACCTGACAGCCAACCCAGAACTTAGGACGACTTCGAGTGGGGTGAATGTTTGCACCTTCACAGTTGCCGTGAACCGCCGCAACGGAGGAAAGAACGAAACCGACTTCTTCCGCGTATCGGCATGGAGAGGGCTCGGGGACAACTGCGCGAAATACCTCGCGAAAGGGAAAAAGATCTGCGTCGTTGGCGAGGTAAGCGCAAGAGCATTTGAAGGGAACGACGGGACTATCCGCGCTTCTCTCGAAATCACAGCGGATGAAATCGAGTTCTTATCGCCGAGGGAAAACGATCAGTACGGAGAATACGGAGGATAAACGGCATGAAAAGGAAATGCAGATATACGGACGAACAGATCGCGCTCCACGATGAAGCAGTCAAGCTCCGCAAGATGACGGACAAGCAGCTCGTCGAAGCGTTCAGGGCCGCGCAGAAATCCGTGTCGTCTCCACAGACGTGTCCGGACGATGAAACCAAGAAGAATGCCCATGAAGTAAAACTTCTCCTTAGAGGGCTCGCTGAGGGCCGTTGCAAGGGCGTGAAGGGAGCGACGGCCTATAAGGTGGCGTGCTTTGCGAGGGAATTGGGGCTGATCGAGTGAAGGACGCGGCATCGCATTACAGGGCAGTAGCCGTCGGTCGCAGGAACAAGGTCGCCGGAGAATTATGGGAGCGGATGATAGAGGCCTCCTGCTGTTACTACAGCGACAAAGGATTGGCGGAGATCGCAAAGACACCGGAACCACTGCGGCCGATACAATCACTCGGAAAGGGCCGTTTCGTAGCTGTTTTCACGAAGAAGGCGCAGCCGGATTACAAAGGTACGCTGAAAGGCGGGAGGGCCGTCGCGTTCGAGGCAAAGCACACGGACGCTGACCGGCTCGAAATGAAAGCCTTGACCTCGGAGCAAAAGAAGCGCCTCGACCTGCACCATGCGCTCGGCGCGGACTGCTTCGTGCTCGTATCGTTCCGCTTCGAGAGGTTTTTCAAAGTGCCATGGGGCGTGTTTCGAGACATGAAGGCGAATTTCGGAGCGCAGTACATCACGCCGGAAAAGCTGAAAGGCTACGAGATCAAGTACGTTGGAGGAATATTGAGATTCTTATAAGGAGGATAGCATGAGCGAAGCGAAATACACGGAAGAAGAACTGCAGAAATACATCAAGGCGGCAGCAGAGGCAGCGTGCCGAGAGTGTTACAGCAATATAGGCACGGTAATTACGGGAGCGATCGAGCTTGGAGCAAAGATTGGCGCGGAAGCCGGAGCGGAGATGGGCGCAGCTGCCGCGATCAAGGCGGCAGAGAGGGAACGCAAGCGTATTCGGGCAGAGGAGTACGACAAGCGTTTCCACAACACCAAGCTCCTGTTGCAGCATTACCGTTCTCTCAATGAACACTACCTGAACGCCGTTTACGACGTCAAGAAAGCCGAGGAAGCGACCGAGGATTTCGTGGAGATCATGCAATCCCTCAACAGCACCCTGTCCGATGAGGAGCTTTACGTCGAAAGCATAAAGAGGAGCTGTATTCGGACGCGGGTCATAATGACTCACGTAAACAGAATGCTCGATATTTATCGGACAATGTGCGAGAAGTCAAAGCGAGACGAAGACCGGCGGCATTGGAGAGTGCTTGAAGCGATATACCTCTCGACGCCGAGCTACACAGCCGGAGAGGTCGCCGTGAACGAAAACATTGACAAGCGCACCGTCTACAAAGACATCGACGCTTGCGTGACCGATTTGACGACGCTCCTGTTTGGGATCAGCGGCATAGAACGCCGGTGACGCGATACGGGGCAATTTTTGGGCATTGCGTGGGCAATGCAACTATTATATAATTTACCGTGCAAAGACCTCCAATTTGGTTCACCACTATCCCGCTCGAAGAGCCCATGACAGGGCGGGATAGTGGTATTTTTATGTGTGAATATGCCCCGAAACGGGGCAAGAGGGAGAAGGCCATGATCTTTGTTTTTGATTTAGACGACACGATCAGCCGCCACCGAAACAGAGACTTCGAGCATGCGGAGCCGATTGAGAAGACGATAACAAAGATCAGACAGCTCCATGCCGACGGCGCGGAGATCGTTATTTACAGCGCGAGGGGCCAAAACTCATGCAAGGGAGATCTACGCCTCATCGAGGAGCGAAACCGTTCCCAGGTCGAAAGATGGCTGAGGGAGCACGATGTACCATTCGACCGGCTCGTATTCGGCAAGCCTCTCGGCGACGTTTACGTGGACGATAAAGGGATTAGCTTGAGCTCGTTCTGGAAATACGACTTCACGAAGCTACACGGAAACAGCGGAGAGCCGGTATTCAGAGCGGGCAACCGCGTAATAAAGCAATGCCGGAACGCGCAGATGATGGCGGACTGGTATAAAAAGGCGTCAGAGATAGGGATCAGCGTGCCGACGGTAAACTCGGTCGTCCTGAACAAAATCGACATCGAGTATATCGACGGTATAAGCGGAAACAGAAAAGACCTGACAGCAGCCGACCTCGGTAGGCTTGTTTCCCAAATAATGCTTATGAGCGTCCATAGGGAAGAAGCAAAATGCGACGTCGGGGCTCTCCACCGCATGATAAGTGAAAGAGCGAGCATAGTCGGTGCCGAGGATCAGTTCGACATACTGCATGGATTTTTCGCTGCTCGCGAAATGAAGATAGAGAGAAGCGCAAGCTTCTGTCATGGGGATTTTACCCTGTCGAACACGATCTTCGTCGGAAACGAGGTGTTCCTGATTGATCCGAGCGACAAAACGGAAATGAGCACTTTCTTGATGGACTTTGGAAAGCTTCTCTTCTCACTCGACGGCGGAGAGGCACTTCTCAACGAGGACTGCAAGCGGGATTACTCCGACCGGAGGAAAGAACTCGTAAAGGTCCTTGAAACGAACGAGTGGCTGATGGAAGCGACCGCAATAGAGGCCGTTCACTGGCTGAGAATGCTTAAATACTTCCCTCGCCGGCAGCCGGAGATACTGAGGAAGGCAACGGAGGTTGCGAAAAGATTAAGATGATTATAGGATTCACAAGCGTCGTCGGAGACCTTATGCACGCAGGGCACGCACTCATGTTGGACGAGTGCAAGAGGCACTGCGATTTTTTATACGTCGGCCTGATCGACGATCCCACGAAAGACAGGCCCGAGAAGAACAAGCCCGTGCAGTCCCTTTTCGAGAGATATGCGCAACTTGTAGCACACCGCGCGGTCGATGAAGTTATCCCTCTCGACGGGGAGGCGGATTTAGACCTTGCCCTGAGGTCATTGCCGATAGATATTCGGTTCGTCGGAGAGGACTACATCGGGAAGACCTTTACCGGCAAAGAGACGTGCGTCGACCTCGGTATAAAGATCATCTACAACAAACGCGCTCACGGTTTGAGCTCGACAGAATTACGCCGGAGGGTAGAAGATGCCGAAAACAGACTTCATCGTAACGATACCGAGCTATAGGCGGGCGGAGAAACAGGAAACGCTCGATTGCATGAGAAGGCTCGGAATACCGAAAGAACGAATATACATCTTCGTCCAGACAGAGGAAGACTACAAAGACTATACGCGCCTATATGGAGCCCACGCGAACATTGTACGGTCGAACGCTACGAACGTTACGACCGCTCGGAACGCGATAATTAAACACTTTTCAGGATCATCGGACATGCTCATGATGGACGATGATATTTCCGCAATAGGCCGCCTCGAAAACGGGAAGCTAAAGAAAATCGAGGATCAGGAAGAATTTGCCGACGCTATTTCCGCCTGTTTCAACGTGGCCCGAAAGCTCAAATCACCGTTGTTCGGGATATACCCCGTCTACAACGATTTTTTTATGTCGGCGACCATCTCGACAAAGGTAACCGTAAACACCGTAATTGGCTTCGTGAAAGGGACGGCACTATATTTTGACGAGACGTACAACACCAAAGAGGACATCGAGCTCTGTGCCCGCCTCCTCTCTTTCGGCGGGAACGTGGCAAGGATTAACTTTCTTGCTCCACAGGCAAAGCACCGCACAAACAAAGGCGGCTGTTACGAGACATGGAAGAGCAATGCAAACGAGATCGTCGTGAGACGGCTGTGCAACGCGTACCCGACCATACTTGCCCCGCACCCGAGGAAGAACAGCGAGGTGCGCGTCATTCTACCGGATAAGAAGATCAAGGTACATTAAAGGAGAGACTATTATGAACGTCCAAAAGTTTAAGATAGCGGACATAAAACCCGCACCATACAACCCGAGGAAGACGTTGAAACCCGGGGACGACGAGTGGGAAGCATTAAGCCGGAGCCTCGAACGCTTCGGACTCGTTGAGCCTTTGATTATCAATAGCAAAACCGGTCTGCTCGTCAGCGGTCATCAGCGCCTGAATGTCCTCAAGTCGAAGGGAGAGACGGAAGTGGAAGCCGTCGTCGTAGACCTTGATGAAGACAGAGAGAAGCTGTTAAACATCGCCCTTAATAAAATCGAGGGCGATTGGGACTATGAAAAGCTGAAAGCGCTCTTTGAGGAGATCAGCGACGACGATATTGCCTTCACGGGCTTTTCTGAGGACGAACTTACAAACCTCTTTGACGAAGCCCTGAAAGACAACGATGACGAACCCGAAAAAACCGCAGAGGGGGGGGCAGATTCGACAGAAAAGCCGGAAGCGCCTCCGATCATAAAGCAATTCCAGATATTTCTGTCGTTCCCCTCAAAAGAGGCCGCCGAGAGTTGGCTGAAAGAAAGAGGCGTCGACAGGGAGTTTACCGAAACAGGCAGGAACATCACGATCAGAATGGAGGGAATCGACTATGGAACTGAGGGAGATTGAAGTATCAAGACTCAACCCCGCACCCTATAATCCCCGTATCGAGATGAAGCCTGGGGATCCCGAATGGGAAAAGCTTGCGAAAAGCTTGCGAGAGTTCGACTATATCCAGCCCATTGTATGGAACGAGAGAACCGGCAATGTCGTTGGCGGCCACCAGAGGCTCGCTGTGCTCGCCCATGACGGGTACCAGACGGTAACTGTATCTGTCGTGAACCTTGATGAAAATGACGAAAAGCTCCTCAATATTGCCCTCAACAAGATCAAAGGCGAGTGGGATTTCGAGAAGCTCGCAGACATACTCAAGGATTTTGACAACGAAGTCGCCTCGGTCACGGGCTTTGCCGCAGAGGAGATCGCGGTGATTCTTGCGAGCGACGACGACATCGACACAGAGGGTTGGGACTTTGGTGACTTCGGGGAAGACGGAGATAACGACATTGTAGGAGGCAGCTTCGTCATAACGCTCGTTTTTGAAAGCGCCGATCTTGCAAACCAGTGGGCGGAAACGGAAGGCTATTTCGACCAGATCAGAGAAGGCACATCGACAACGGTTATCAGAGTCGAGGAATGAGGTGCAGAATGGAACGGAAGCAGCGAAACGCCGGTATAAAGTTCAACTACGGGAGCCCGCGATGGAGCATGGAAATTCCCGACTGCTCAATGCCTATGACGATGGACACGTACAGCAAATGTGCCTACAACTGCCTCTACTGCTTCGCGTTCTTCCAGAAAAGCCACACACTCGAAGGCTATATAGGTGGCGAAGGAATACGTTGCGTCGACCCCGAGAAGGTTATCCACCTTTTCGAGTCTGCGGCAAGGAACGATACGGCGGCGGTCACGAAGAACGATCTCCAATTCTTCCCGTATATTCAAAACAGGCGCATAATGCAGTGGGGCGGACTTGCCGACGAATTCGACGAATGGGAGCGGAGGCACGGGATAACCCTCGAGCTCCTTAGATATTTCGACAAGATAGATTACCCCTTGTCGTTCTCCACAAAGGCTGCTTGGTGGACGGAGGACGAACGGTACATGGAGTTGTTCGCAAAACACGCCCATAACTGGCACGTCAAAATATCCATTATTACGGCAGACAAAGAAAAAGCACGCCGCATTGAGCGCGGAGTACCGTCGCCCGAGGAAAGGCTCGCCGCTATAAAGCGGCTTTCCGAGCTCGGCATACACGTTACGCTCCGATTGAGGCCGTACATCATTGGAGTCTCCGATGATTACAAGAAGCTGATAAGCCTCGCGAAAGAAGCCGGAGCCGATAGCGTGACGACGGAGTTCTTCTGCATGGAAGCGCGGGCAAACGAAGACCTCAAAAAGCGCTATGCCGAAATGAGCAGGGTCTGCGGCTTCGATATACACGCCTACTACATGGAACATAGCCATCAGCACGGATACAAGCGACTCAACCGTGCAATTAAAGCCCCGATTATCCACGAAATGAGAGACTTTGTTCACTCGCTCGGAATGCGCTTCCACGTTTCCGACGCCTTTTGCCGTGAGTGCAACGACGCATGCAACTGCTGTGGAGTTCCGCCGGAGTGGGGGGCAAGTCAAGACGGGAATATCGGACAGGCGATAATCACCGCGCGGGAAAAAGGCTTCGTGCGGTTTTCTGACATATCAAGCGGAATAAACCAGTACTTCTCTTTCCCATGGTGCGGAGCCGCCGGATACAACACAGGCAATAACAAAGCTCGTGCGCTCAACTTTGACACCACAATGGCCGAGTATTTAAGGGCAAATTGGAACACTCCCGAAAAAGGAACGAGCCCCGCGAAGGGATACGGCGGTATCCTGCGGCCTGTGGGGAGGGATGAGCACGGCGACATAATCTACAAATACGCCCTCAAACCGGAGGCGGAACATGGCGAAAAACGCCAGTGAGAAGCCGTGGGAGAGACAGGCGAAAGAGAGTGTACAAGCATACGAGGCGTTTTCGCTATATCTTGAAATGGGCGCTGAACGCTCTTTGCGGAAAGTTGCCCAGAAGTTATCCAAAAGCGACACGTTGATAAAGCGTTGGAGTTCACAGTGGTCTTGGCAAAGCCGGAGCCGTGAGTATGACGCGGATCAGCGCCGGATAGCATACAACGCCCGCAAAAAGGAAATAGCGGGAATGCAAGAAAGACAGTCGCAGCTCGGCGTCCTCATGCAGAACAAAGCCCTGAAAGCCTTAAAAAGCCTTGATTTTAACGAGCTTACGCCGATTGAGCTTCTAAAGTTCCTCACGGAGGGCGCAAAGCTCGAACGATTGAGCAGGGACAACACAAAAGAGTCAGAGGAGGCAGCGGAAAACGCTTCCTCGTCTTTGGCAGACACGATTATAGCGGCATACAAAAAGCGGACGGAGGGCAACTGATATGGTACTTGAAGACGCTTTACTGTATTACGCGGATCACCCAGTCGAGTTCGTCGAGGACGTTATCGGGGCAAAGCCTGATGATATTCAGGCCTCTATATTACGGAGTGTAGCCGCGAACACGATGACAAGTGTTCGGAGCGGTCACGGTGTCGGAAAGAGCACTGTCGAGGCGTGGACAGTCATATGGTTTTTAGCCACACGGCAATTTCCCAAGATACCGTGCACGGCCCCGACGCAACATCAGCTCTACGACATACTTTGGGCGGAGGTAAGCAAGTGGCTCCGAAACAACAAAGCCCTCGCCCGAGAGATCACGTGGACGAAAGAAAAAGTCTATATGAAGGGCTACCCCGAGGAATGGTTCGCAGTCGCACGAACAGCGAGCAACCCCGATGCCCTGCAGGGCTTCCACGCGGAGGACGTTTTATACATCATTGACGAGGCGAGCGGCGTAAAGGACGAAATATTTGAGCCTGTTCTGGGCGCTCTTTCGACGCCTGGGGCAAAACTGCTTATGTGCGGGAACCCCACTCAGTTATCCGGCTTCTTTTACGATAGCCATAACCGGAACCGCGCTCAGTATTCCACATTCCATATCGACGGGCGAGAGAGTCCGCGCGTGTCTCAGGATTTCGTCAAGACGATCATTGAAATGTACGGCGAGGACAGCGATGTCTTCCGAGTCCGCGTCAAGGGCGATTTCCCACAGCAAGAAGACGATGTATTCATCCCGCTTCCGCTTATCGAGCAGTGCGTCGTCACGGAGCTCCCCGACGTTCCAATACGCCGTATTTCGATGGGCGTGGACGTTGCCCGCTTCGGAGACGACGAAACAGCCATAGCGACTAACGTGAACGGGAAAGTCGAGCTACCAGTCATTCGACACGGACAAAACCTAATGTCCACGGCTGGGGACATCGTTATTCTGTTTAAAAAGCTTATAACAGAGCACCCAGAGTACAAGGGGCCGATAACGATCTGCATTGACGATACCGGAATGGGCGGAGGAGTTACAGACCGCCTCGAAGAGGTCAAGACCGAACAAAAGCTGTGGCGCATGGAAATTGTGCCTGTTAATTTCGCCTCAAAGCCTCCTCAGGATGGCTCTGAGGAACACTACGCCGACATTACCACCTATATGTGGAATACGGTTAAAATGGCAATGAAGGCCGGAGAGCTCGCCTTGCCGGATGACTCGGAGCTCGTCGGACAGCTTTCTGTCAGAAAATACGGGATCACGAGTCAGGGCCGCATACAGCTCGAGAGCAAGGAACAGATGAAAAAGCGGAAAATCAAATCGCCGGACAGAGCCGACGCGCTCGCACTATCCTGTTTCACCCCGAACAGGATTTACGGCCAGTATTCCGAACGGGCGGAGGCGGTCATTATTCCGTGGGACGCTGTGCGCTCAATGCCTATCGCCCAGGTCAATGTTGGCATAAGCATAGGGAGCTCGGTGCGCGGGACTTCTTTCGTTGCGACCGCTATTATTGTCGGTCACAAAAAGGCGGTCGTCCTCGCTTCGGACAAATACGCCGGAGAGGTCGAGACGGACGCGCTCGGAAAGCGCTTCTATGAGTTCTGCCACACCATTTTGGAACGCTTCGGGAAGCTCGATTACGCCTACGTCGACGCGCAAGAGGTTTTCCTCTACAAATGCATACGCGACGCAGCCGACCGATACAGCATACCAATCAATGTACGACGGGCAGCCGATGACGACGTGAACAACAGGATACGTCTTACCACGCGCCTCTTGGCGCAGGGGAGGCTGTTCCTCACCGAGGACTGTGAGACATTATCACGGGCACTCGGCTCCGCAACGTGGACGGAGCGCAAGACGGCGGACACTCGAAGCGATTCGGCCGATGTCGGCACGTTGAACGCATTTGAATACACTATCGAGCGCGAGGGAACGCGCTTCCTCTCGGATAGATAGGAGGAGGGAAATGGCATTAGAATTTGTAAAAAATATAGCGAGGAGGATTAGAGGCGTGTTTGCAAACAACTTTATGAGGAGCATAGCGGACGTCGCCCAAGACAAAAACATTATCTCGGATAAGATGATGGAGACCATCGACCTTTGGCTCGAAATGTACGGCGATAACTCGCCTTGGCTCCGAAGCGACAGCCGATCCCTTGTGCTTCCTGCGATCATCGCTTCCGAAGTGGCGCGATCCGTCACCCTTGAGATGAAGGTGAAAATCACCGGCTCTCCAATGGCGGACTTTATCGCAAAGCAGTTCGAGCTCGTTTTGAAAGATATTCGCCCGAATGTCGAGTACGCTTGCGCGGGAGGCGGAATCGTCTTCAAGCCGTACATCTGTCGTGACGGGATCACGACAGAGATCATCCACGCGAACGCTTTCTACCCTATTGCGTTCAATAACGCTCAGGAAATAACCGGAGCTTATTTCATTTATCGGCATTGGGACGGCAGGAAGGTTTACAGCCGCCTCGAAAAACATGAGCTCGAGGGGACGACCTACACCGTGACGAACACCGCATACGTCTCAGCGACGGAGCAAGCACTCGGAAAACCGTGCGAGCTCAGCGAGGTCGCGGCATGGGCGGAGATTGAGCCGAAAGTGGTTATACACGATATCGAAACGCCGCTATTCTCGTATTTCAAAATACCCCTCGGGAACGTAGTGGATAAGGACTCTCCGCTCGGGGTATCGGTTTACGCAAGGGCCGTCGGGCTTATACAAGATGCAGACGATCAGTACCAGAGCCTATTATGGGAATACAAGGGGGGCGAGCTTGCCATAGATGCCTCTGACGACGCTTTTATGCGCGTAAACGGAGAGCCCATGCTCCCGAAAGGAAAAGAGCGTCTTTACCGGACGAATAACCTTGACTCCGCAAACGTAAGCGGGGACAACCTTATGAAGGCATGGGCTCCGCAGCTTCGAGACGCGAACTATATGTCGGGATTGAACCGCGTGCTGATCCAGATCGAAGACGCTTGCTGTCTGTCGCGAGGAACGCTCTCGGATCCGTCGGAGGTCGAAAAAACCGCAACGGAGATGAACGCGATGAAGCAGAGATCCTATGCGACCGTTTCGGATATTCAGAAGTCGCTCGAAAACGCGCTTCGCCGGCTCGCATACGCCATGAGGTGCCTCGCTTATCTTTACGAGCTCTGCCCTGATGGGGAGTACGAAATGAACTTCGTTTGGGACGACTCAATCATAGTAGACGCGGAGACAGAGAGAACCCGAGACCAACAGGAAGTATCACAGGGGCTTATGATGAAGTGGGAATACCGCATGAAGTGGTACGGGGAGGACGAAGCTACCGCAAGGCTCAAAGTCAATGAGCTTGACGGGGCAACGCCCGATCAGATACTCGGCTTCGACAACCCGCCTAAGCCAAGCGATAATGACAACAAAGAGGAGGAAGACGAAGATGGGCCGCCGAAGGAGTGATTTTTACAACGCGGAGGGTTATCCCGATCCGACCGCGTACAGAGCAATTCAGGCGGAGACGAATCTTGAAAACAAGGTTAGCTTGCTTATTCAGGTGCTCAAATCCGTCGTATCCATATGCGGCTTTGAAGTCGTAAACCGAATAGAGCTCGTTGACAAGAAGACCGGAAGGCACTTCAAGTAAGGAGGCAAAGGCTATGCTGACGCCTCAGTACCTGATGTCCGCCGCCGATCCCATCGTCGAAAAGTTCTCCGAATTGGAGCAGGGCATTACCACGGAGATATGCCGCCTTATAACCAAAATCGGTTCTACGGATGACGTTGCAAAGTGGCAAGAGGCAAAACGGCGTGAATTTGGTCGCATGACGGTCAAGGCGGACGCTCTTATAACCAAAACGGAAACACAAAGCCGAGGGTTACTCAACGGCATTACGAACGATGCGGTAAATCAGGCTTTGGCGACAGATAATGCAATCTACGCAGCGGCGGGAATAGAGACCGCCTCCGTATCCGCTTCGCCGGTTCAGCAAGCCATACTGTTGCAGGGCGCGGAGAATACGGCGGCCCTTCTGAAAAACTATACGCAAACAACGGCCCTTATCACTTCGAACGCATTCCTGAACGCACTCGACGGAGCCTATCTGCAGGTCATTACCGGCGCAAGCGACTACGCCTCTGCGATACGGAACGCGGTAAACGCCCTTGCCTCGCTCGGAATACACACTATTGCTTATCCAACGGGATCGCACATCAGCATAGAGGCGGGAATACGCAGAGCGATCTTGACGGGGCTTAATCAGTCCGTCGGGAAATTACAGCTCGCACGGGCGGAGGAGTACGGCTGTGAACTCGTCGAGACATCTTCACACGCCGGAGCAAGGCCGTCGCACGCTGAATGGCAGGGCCGCGTCTTTTGCATAAAAGGGCACCATCGTCACTACCCCGACTTCTATCGCGAAACCGGCTACGGAACTGGCGAAGGGCTATGCGGATGGAATTGTTACCATAATTTCTATCCGTTTTTTGAGGGACTTTCTACTCACTCGTTCTCGACTGATCCCTCGGCGGACGCGGGAAGGGACAACGACGAAGACTACCGTTTACAGCAAAGACAGAGAGAACTCGAAAGGGCCATCAGAGACGCGAAGCGCCGCGTACAGGCGCTTGACGGAGCAAGAGACGGTTGCACTGATCCCGATCTCCATGCTCAGCTCGACAGAGATTTCGACAACGCATCTGCCCTTTTGAAACAGAGGGAAGCGAGGCTCAGAGCATTCCTTGAACAGCATGGACGGACGCGAAACCCCGAACGCGAACAAATCGGTCATTGGAACCGGAGCATAAGCGCGAAAGCGGTCTGGGGAGGGCGCAGAGCCGGAAATCCTTAAAATGCGTTAATTCGAGAAAAATGCACGTTAAGGTGCGAAAAATGCTCAAAAAGACGCAAAAATAGCCTTTAACTCGATTTTAACGCATTACAACTCAATTCCAATTCACGTTTAACACACGCAACGCGTTGCACGATTGTTACACGAATGTTGCACGAATGTTGCACAGTCGTTGTAAGGCCGCACAAGGTTGTTGCAATTACAATTCAATAGCACTGGCCGCTCGGTTTCCGAACGGCCTTTTATATACACTCAAGAGCCCTCCCGCGACGCACGGGATATAAACCGCGTCACACTCTCCCTTGCGGAGGGGATATATCTCCGCATAGCAGATGTTGGAGTGAACCAACGCTTAAAAAAATCAGCGAATGAAAGGAAAGACCATGTACGAATTTCTCAAGAAACTGTTCGGAACGAACGAAGACGGCTCACCCGTTGCACTGACCTACGATCAGCTCGTCGCAAAGCTCAGCGAGGACAAGACCATTAAGCTCGCCAACCTCGCGGAGGGCGGCTACGTCGCAAAGGACAAGTTCGACGCAAAGGAAACTGAGCTCAAGGGCCTGGGAGATCAGCTCAAGGCCGCAAACGCCACGATCCAGTCCTACAAGGATATGGACATCGAAGGCGTGAAGAAGTCCGTTTCGGATTGGGAGAAGAAGTACAACGACGACACCGCCGCTCTCAAGAAGTCTCTCGAGGAAAAGGAACGCGGCTACGCGACAGACCTGTTCTTCCGTGGCTATAAGTTCAGTTCCAAGATGGCTGAGAGCGGCATCAGGGCGGAGTTCGACAAGCTCAATCTCCCGCTCGTAGACGGCAAGCTCGTCGGAGGCAAGGAGTTTATGGAAAAGCTTATGGCGGACGACGATAACAAAGCGGCGTTTGTTATCGAGACACCCGCACCGGCAACCCCTCCTGCGCCTACGCCCGAGCCCACTCCCGCTCCTGCGGGCAGCAGCTTCAAGCCCAAGTTTGCCGATCCTGCTCCCAACCACACACAGCCCAAACCCAAAATGTCTCTCGCGGAAATGATGAAGCGCAAGAACGCCGATCCGAACGCGGAGATCAAATTCGACTAATGATAGGAGGATAATAAAATGCCTGACGTATCTGTCTTTGACAGCAAAATCTTTAACGGCGACGTGTTCAAGGGCTATATTGACCGTCTGCCTAACCCCAATCGCACGGAGCTTATCAAGAGCCGTGCGATTCGTCCCCGTCCCGACCTTGCGCAGAGCATGGCGGATCAGGACGGAGGCAACTACCTCACCACCACGCTTAAGGGCCTGATCAACAACTATCAGGCGCTTAACTATGACGGCAGCACCGACATCTCTGCCGGCAGCACCGTGACCTTCAAGCACTCCCGCGTTGTCGTCGGCCGCGCAGCCGCGTGGACTGAAAAGGATTTCAGCTACGACATCACTGGCGGTCAGGACTTCATCGAGAATATCGCGGAGCAGATCGCTGAGTACTGGAACGAAGTGGATCAGGCGACCATCGTCAATATCCTCACCGGCGTGTTCAACATGTCCGATCCTGAGGGCGCGATCTTCGTTGACAAGCACACTACCGACGTTACCGGCAACGCCGCCGCAAACGATGTCGGCGCGGGCTGTATGTCCGGCATCACTCTTAACTCCGCGATCCAGAAGGCTTGCGGAGACAACAAGGGCAAGTTCTCCCTCGCCATCATGCACTCTGTTGTTGCGACGAACCTTGAAAACCTCAAGCTCCTCGCATACATGAAGTACACCGATGCGCAGGGTATCGAGCGCGAGCTCACTCTCGGCACGCTGAACGGCAAGGTCGTTCTCATTGACGACACCATGCCCCACGTCGACACCCTCGCCACTCAGGGCGTCTACACCCTCCAGGTGAAGACGGCTCCCACCGCCGGTGACAAGATCACCATCTTCGGTGTCGAGTACACCTGGGTAGCGAACGGAACGGTGTCTACCGACACCAACCTCGTTCTGCCCTCCACGAGCAACGCCTCGAACGACGCGGAAGTGCTTTACAACAAGCTCTCCGCGCTCACCTCTGGCACCGCAACGAAGTACACGATCACGAGGTCGGGCGACACCATTACCTTCACCCAGAAGAACACCGCGTTCGGCTACCATCAGCCCGTCGTTACCGTCACGAAGGCGGCTTCCACCGGCGCTCTCGTAGTCGAGGTCAAGACGACTACCCCCGCCGACGAGTACACCGCTTACACCACCTTCGTCCTCGGCGATGGTGCTATCGAGTACACCGACTGCGGCGCGAAGAAGCCCTACGAGGTCGACCGCGATCCCAAGACCAACGGCGGTCAGGATACCCTGTATTCCCGCCAGAGGAAGTGTTTCGCTCCTTACGGCATCAGCTTCACCATGGCCTCGATGTCTACCCTCTCTCCCACCGACGCGGAGCTCCGCAACGGCGCAAACTGGGAGCTCGTCAACTCCCAGACGGAGAGCGGCAAGCAGTACATCGCCCACAAGACCATCCCCATCGCGAGGATCATCTCTCGCGGCTGATGAACGGAGGCGCTTATGGCTAATATCGACCTGACGTACTACAACGAAACCTTTCACGGAGCCACGATCCCTGCGAGTGAGTTCGACCGTCTCGCTGATATAGCCTCGGACGTCATCTACGAAGTCTGCATAGTCAAGCCGAAAGCAGCCGACCTTGAGGACGATCTCTACAAAAAAGCGGTCGCCTATCAGGTCGAGCTGCTTTATAAGCAGGGCGGAATAGACGCCGCCGTAGGCTTCGCAGAATCGTCCTACACGGGCGGGAGCGAACACCTCGGCGATTACTCTATCTCGAAGGGAAATGCGCGTCAGGACGCTGTCCGTACTTTTAACGGCATTCCTGTATCAGCCTTGGCGATAGCACTACTCAAGAGGCTCGGACTTATGACCCGTTGGGCTTATGCTTGGAGGGATCGCCGTGGGAAGACTTAATATGCTGACCGACACCGTTACTCTCTTCAACTACATCGGAGAGATCAACGACGAAGCTGTATATCAGGAAACGACGCTTGCACACTGCTATTGCCCGCTTACAGAGGGAGCCAATACCGATTCGCACGGGAAGAAATCGGGCGACAAAACGAGGCTGTATATCTTCGACGACAAAACCGTCGCGACAGCCTCCGATGGCTCCCCGAGGACGTACCTACCCTATCAGGAGTGGGCAGAGGCTACCGATAAGAGCTCTTTCTGGACGCTCAGCGACAAAGGAAATGACTACATTATCAAAACAGGGAGCACGAACCGGCTTCGCGTCTGTGGCTTTTGCCGAAAGGAAACCGGATCACGCCGAATGTGGCATTTTGAGGTCGACGCTACTTGAGCGGGGTTAGTTACCGGCTCAAACTCAACACCCAATCCTGCATAGGACGTTTTAACAAGAAGTTTTCACAGGCGCAAAAGTTCTTGGATAACGAGGTGTTGAAGGACAGCGATCCGTATGTACCTATGCGAACGGGCATGCTTCGCAATTCGGGCATTCTCGGAACGGTAATAGGTAGCGGGAAAATAGAGTACAACGCGCCGTACGCGCAGAAAATGTACTATGGCGTCAACTACCATTTCTCAAAGGACAAGCACCCGCAAGCGTGCGCTCAGTGGTTCGAGAAGGCAAAGGCGGCAAAGAAAGACGCATGGCTGAAAGGCGTCGACAAAATCGTGAAAGGAAACTCGTAACACATGGCAAGAATATTCCCGACTGACAGCATTCTTATTGCACAAGCAATGAGAAACCACCTTAATTCGTGGCCCCGCAAACCGGTCGAGTTCAAGCTTGAAGACCTCGGCAAGGACGTTCCGAGCCTTATGATCCAACAGCTTGCGGCAGCGGAGGAAAAAAAGTCATACGTCAATGGCTCTTATATTGCCGTGTGGAGATTCGCAGTCTATGCCCGCGTAAGCGGAGAGGACACGGCCTCGCGGCTCGACGCGATAGCTATCCTTAACGATCTTGCCGCATGGCTTACTGAGACGGACGAATCCGACGGGAGCTTCGTCCGTTTGCCCTACATCGACGACAACCGGCGACCGACGTCCATATCACTCAACACTACCCCATCCATCGCCGCACGGTACGACAACGGCGTGGAAGACTACCAAGCGGTCTTTTCGCTTGAATACAAGGCAAGGAGGAATTAAATGTCTACCGCAACGAACGAACTCGTACTCCGCTATCAGTTCGAAAGCTACATGGAATGCCTGAAAACCTCGCCCTCGGCTTACCACCTTATCGGCGAAGGTTTTACCACGCTTCCCGAGGCAAAGAACCCGAAAGAGTACACCCGCAAGTATGTCAACTATAAGACGGAGAAAACCGACGTGATCGGGTATTCACCGAGCATTTCTTATAGTTGCGATATTATCACCGGCGAACCCGTTATTGAGGAGATCATGGAGATCACCGATAACGAGCTTGTCGGAACCGACACCCACCGCAACATCGTATCGGTCAACTGTTGGGAGGAGGCCGAGAGGTATTTCAAGACTTCCGACAGCGCCCTCGACAACAGTAAGACCTATTATACCCTGTCCGGTACGACCTACACTGCCGTCGCAGAGCCGAACGTAGCCAACATAGCCACTTATTACGAGAAGGTAAGCGGCTACAAGGCAGTCAAGCGTCCCTACGCCATCATTCCCGCAAACAAGGGCGACGGTACGGACGCGCTGATCTACACCGGCACGATGAAGGCGTGCGGCGATGCCGTCTATGGTATCTTCGACCGGTCTACCAAGACTTTTACCGCAAACTGATAGGAACGGAGGATATGAGCAAATGAGCCAGACGACACCGATCCCCACAGTTTTCGAGTATAACGGACACTCCTACGAGTTTGACCTCCGCGACGCGGACGATGCCGCAAAATATGAAACGGCAATCGACAAGATGGGAGAGGTCGAAAAGACGCTTCCCAAAATTGGAAAGACGTCCGAAATCCTCAGAGCGCAGTGCAAGATGCTTAAAACCTTCTTCGACGAAACACTCGGAGAGGGAGCGGGCGACGCGCTGTGCACCGAAAAATCAAATGTAGCGTACTGCTACGCAGCCTATGACGCGTTCCTTGCGTTTATCCGCAACCAGAAGGACGACGTGATAAACACGAAGAACGTCTTCGCCAAATATTCTAACCGCGAACAGCGCAGAGCCGCCGCAAGGAAGAAGTAATGGCGAACATACTATTAGACTCCTTGCCCGAGACCGTCGATGTCGACGGCAAGGAGCTTTTCGTGGATACGGATTTTCGCACTTTTATCATTTTTGAGAAAATCATTACCGACAGAGATCAAGGCGCGAGAGAGCGCGTCGAATCGGTCATAGACCTTTTCTTCACCGAGGAAAGGCCGAGGAACATCGAGGCGGCAGTCGACGCCATCCTAAACCTATACCGTTGCGGAGAAGCGCCAAAAAGCCGACGTCACGAACCTAAGAAGAACGGGAACGTCGAACTCAAACCTAAGATGTACTATGACTACGAGTACGACGCACCGTACATCTACGGAGCATTCCTCGCACAATACAGGATCGACCTGAACGAGATTGATTATCTGCACTGGTGGAAGTTCCAAGCGCTTTTCCGGAGCCTTGAAGATCACAACAAGATCGTCGAGATCATGGGCTACCGCGCCGCCGATCTCGGAAAGATCGAGAACAGCAAAGAGCGAGAACGCATAGCCCGCCTGAAAGCAATTTACGCCCTACCGCAGAACCTCTCTTTCGAGGATAAGGTAGCAGCAGCGGGCGCAGCATTCGGAGGTATGCTATGATGAAACGCGTAGCGACTAAAAGAAGTTGGATTATTTGCCCATACTGCGGGGCAAAGCACTCTATTTACGAAGACACAGCGGAGTGCCACGGAGTATTCCTGAAATGCACTCGCGGCTGCAAGAAAGAGTTTGAGCTCGTCATAGAAAACGGCGAGCAAAAGACTGCGAAATAATAAACATAATAAACCCGTGGGCGATCTGCAAGACCGTCCACGGGATTTCACCTGAAAAAAAGACAACGATCCTCTGCTACGCAGGGGTGTACATACGCTTTGAGCCGTTGAGCCGCGTGTAACCACATCGAAAAGGAAGTGATTATATGTCGGCAGACGGCTCTGTTATTATTGATACTGATCTCGACCAGAGCGGCCTACGAACCGGTCTGGCAAACCTTGGAGCGACACTTACGAGCGGCATTGCAACGGCAGTTGCCGCCGCCGGTGCCGCGCTTGTTGGGCTCGGAGCTTATGCTATCAGCGTGGGCTCCGACTTCGAATACGCAATCTCGGGCGTCGCCGCCACAATGGGAAAGACGACCGAGGAGATAAGCATACTTGCAGACAAAGCAAAGGAGCTCGGCGCATCCACAAAGTTTACAGCGACGGAGGCGGCGGAGGGCTTCAATATCCTCGCTATGGCGGGCCTATCGCTCGATGAACAGCTCCAAGCGATAGACGCTACTCTCGCACTCGCGAGCGCGGGCGAAATGAACATGGACGCGGCAGCGGGATACCTAACTACCACTGTTAAGGCCATGTCTACCTCGTTCCGCGAAGCAGGGATAAACATGAACGATTGCGCCAGAATCGCGGATATGTACGCGAAGGGCGCAACGCTCGCAAATACGTCCACCGAACAGCTCGGTGAAGCGGTGTCTACCGCCGCTTCCCTCGGCGGCTCGTACAACCAGTCTCTTACGACGATTACCACCTCATTGCTTGCCCTTGCCGAAAAGGGCTATCAGGGAAGCGCGGCAGGTAACTACCTCGCAAGGGCCATGAGTGACTTGTATTCGCCGACTGCCAATGCAAAGACGGCGCTCGACGAACTCGGAGTTGCCATTTATGACGCGGATGGAAAACAGCGAGATTTTATTGACATAGTAAACGACCTGAATACCGCCTTCGGCGACCTCACGGAGGAGGAAAAGGCGGCATACACAGGAACGATATTCACTACCGCCGGTTTGAAGGCGTTTAACTCCATCGCCGGCAACAGTGCAGAACAGCTTGCAGACCTCAAGGGAAAGCTCGAAGATTGCGAAGGCGCAGCTCAGGTGATGGCCGACACGAAGCTCGATAACCTCAAGGGCGATATAACGATATTGCAATCCGCAACGGAGGGCTTCGGCATATCGCTGTACGGAGCCCTTTCGGGCATAGGCGAAGGCACGGGAATGATGCGTGACTTCGTGCAGGAAGCCACCGACATAATGTCCGACCTTACGGCGGCAGTCAACGAAGGGGGCTTCGATGGGCTTGTAACTGCACTCGGAGACGCGCTCGCGCGGGCTGTCAACAAGATTGTAGAGTACGTACCCTTGCTCATTCAGGGCGGCGTACAGATCGTTTCTTCCCTCGTTCAGGGGCTCGCAGGATCGGCAGGGCAAATCGCGCAGTCGGTCACGAGCCTCGTTTCGATACTGATCGAAGGCATATACAGCATAGCGACGGATCTGGTGGAGCTTGGCGGAGAGCTCGTTATAGCGCTATGTGACGGGCTCGCGGAGAACGCCGACAGCATTGTAAACACGATGGTTGAAGGGATCGCGGGCTTTTGGGGTAAGTTCGTAGAGTTCATTCCGAGACTGATTCAAGCCGGAACAAACCTCATCAATGCTGTAGTAACCGGCATTTTAGAAGCCCTGCCTGGATTGATAGATTCCGTCGGCGAACTCGTCTCCTCGCTCGTTCAGGGGTTGCGCGACTCACTGCCGCAACTTATTGATTGCGTAAAGGAACTGATTACAGCCATAGCGGAGGCTTTGCCCGAACTGATAAACCAGATCGTAGAGCTTCTGCCGGAGCTTTTACAGCTCATTATTGATACGCTCGTCGAGCTGATCCCCGTTTTACTCGACTGCATTGTTACAGTCGTCACAGCCATCGTTGAGGCTTTGCCGGAGATCATTCAGTCCATCCTTGGAATGCTCCCCGAGATTATTCAAATGGTGGTCGACGCGCTTCTGGTTCTCATTCCGAACCTTATTGAAGCGGTTATTTCCATAGTGCTTGCCATAGCGAATGCACTGCCCGAGATCATTCAGTCGATTATTGCTATCCTCCCGAGCCTCATTGAGAGCATTATCGGGGCGATCATACAGCTCGTTCCCATGCTGATTGACTGCGTTCTGCAGTTGATCTTGGCAATAGTTCAGGCTTTGCCGGAACTGATAATGTCGATTGTCCAGCTCATACCAGAGCTTATTCAGTCCATCCTCGGAGCGATTGTAGCTTGCATTCCAGACCTCATTAACTGCGTAGTCGACCTTATCCTCGCCATCGTTGAGGCTTTGCCCGACATAATAATGAGTATTGTCGAGTGTCTGCCGGATTTGATCGACACGATCATTAACGCGATCCTCGACCTCATTCCCGTACTGATCGAATGCGTCATTGACCTTGTAATAGCCATCGTGGAGAACCTTCCCACGATCATTATGAGGATCGTTGAGATATTGCCCGATCTCATTGGGAAGATTGTTACGGGGCTGATAAAGACGATTCCGCAGCTCATTGAAGCGGTCATTCACATTGTCGTCACCATAGTGGAAAAGCTTCCCGAGATATTCACACAGCTCGTAACGAAAGTCGTCGAGCTCGTCACGAGCCTTGCCCAGAGCGTGAAAGACCTTTGGACGAAGTTCAAGGAAGCAGCGGCGGAATGGATAACGAAGATCAAAGACGGTATTGCCGAAAAGTGGAATTGGCTCGTTGAACAGGTCAAGAACTTCTTTAAGCAGATACCGGACAAGATCAGGGAAGCAATCAGTAATATTGCCGAAGTCGGCAAGAACCTCGTTCAGGGCCTTTGGAACGGCATAAAAGATGCCGCCGGTTGGGTACTTGACAAGATCAAAGGCTTCGGACAGAGCATACTCGACGGCATAAAGGGCTTCTTCGGGATTCATAGCCCGTCGACACTTATGAAGGGCGAAATCGGCAAGAACCTCGTCCTTGGTTTGGCGGAAGGCCTGACGGAGAATGCAAAGGTCGCCGTAGACGCGGCAAAGGAAATGGCGGAGGATATCGCCGATGTCGATTTCAGCCTCACGAGCGATCAAATCCCGCCTGACTACAAGGCCATTGCGATAAAGATGCAGAGGTTCGTCGAAGACGTCAATACTGAGGCCGGAACCACCATAAGCGCGGGCAGAGCGTCCGACGCATACAAGGTTGTTTCCGATACGAAGCAGGAAGACGACAACGACGATAAATCCAAGCCGACATACATAGAGAATAATATCTACGTCGACGGGAAAAAGGTTGCCCGCACCATGACACCCTATATTTCAAAAGAACTCGAATGGGAGGGAAAGTAAATGATTGATCCCAAGATCAACGGAGCAACATTCGGCACCTACGGAGGACATCTGCTCTCCTACGAGATAGGAGCCTGTGAATACTCGAACGGCTACATTACCCCTCCGACATCCATGATCCCCGTAAAGCTCCGGCATACGCTGGGGCTTCGCGGGGTTACGCTTACAATGGACTTCGAGGGAGAGACCGAGAACGATATTGCCCTCAATATAGCTGAATTCATCGGCCATCTTTACAACGGCGCAGAGATCCTTCTGCCGGATGGTTTTACGTATTTCTGCGTGTTCAAGAAAGCCTCCACTCCAATAGAAAAAGCGCCTTGGATAAAACAGGTGAAGTTTACACTCGAGGGCTACCGTCACGGAGCCCTCGAGACGGAAACGCTCTCCGCGTCGGGAAGCATATTCGTCGACGGAAACTGCAAAACGCCCGCAATAATAAGGATTACCACGGCTTCAACGAGCATTACGATACTCGGAATCACGATATCAAATATCAGCGGCGTAATTGAAATCGACAGCTACAAAAAGACCGTCAAGCAGATAACGGGAGGCAACGGAGCACCCGAGGTAACCACCAACAAATTTGCTGACACGAACATGACGGAGTTTCCTAAGCTGTCACCTGGGCTTACAACGGTTGAGATCAGTGGGACGGGCAACGCCGCAACAATGGTCGAGATCAGCTACTACCCGATATTCATTTAAGGAGGGAGGAAGATGATCACTTTTTACGACGTGAACGGGAACCCCGTGCCGCTTGAAGACTACGAAGACTTCTATGTAAAACACGTTCTCGACGGCATGGACACGATGTCGTTTTGTCTCGACACCCATCACGAGAAGTACCCGCTCTTGTACGAGGAAGCGAAGGTAACCGGCGGAGGAAACAATTGGATCGTAAAAAAGATCGACGACGACAAGATTGACTGCGAGCTCGATTTTGACTTTCTCAAAACCACCGTTTACCAGAACTACAAGAGCGAGACAGCAACCCTCCAAACCGTCCTCGAAGCGCATTTACCGAGCCCTTGGACGATACTCGGGGCGAACGTCTCGTCGATAAGCAGGACTATATCATTCGACTTTTGCACCGATTTTGACGTTATTTACCGTTGCATGAGCGTCTACAAGGTTTATTTCGTTTGGGACATACCGAACAAACGCCTGACAGTCGTAAACCCCGAGCTCATGCAGCCAACCGGAGAATACGTTACGAGCGAGCTGAACCTCAAGAGCCTTTCTTTCAAGGGAGATACGACAGAGTTCGCAACGAGGTTGTACGCCTTCGGCGCGGACGGCATGACGCTCGAGGAAGCAGTCATAGACGGTGCGCGTTACGGACTCAAATACGTCGAGAACAAGAATTACTGCGACAAGACTGTGTGTGCGTATTGGAGCGACGAAAGGTACACCGTCCCCGAGAGCCTATACGAGGACGCAGTCGAGAAACTGAACACGCTCGCATTCCCCGTGCGCTCCTACGAGTGCAACGTCGTTGACCTCGCAAAACAAAGCGACGAATACGCATTTTTGAATATCAGCATGCACAAAAAGGTCACGCTGATAGACATAGACCGGAGCATACGAGTGGAACATCAGGTGGTCGAATACACAGAGTTCCCGGACGAAAGCCACCGGAACAAGATCGTGCTGTCGTGCGTACCGGAAGACATAAACACCGCGATACAAAGCGCCATCAGCAACGCTACGGAGCAAAACGAGTCAACACAGACCTCTTACAGCGACAGGATAATGATGGTCACGGCTATGCTCACGAGCGCATTCGGAGGATACGTCTTCACGAACGGCTCGGAAATATTCTTGATGGACGACGAAAACCCCGCCGCCGCACAGGTCGTCTGGCGGTGGAACATCAACGGCTTCGGCAAAAGCTCCACCGGAATAGACGGCCCCTATACGACGGCGCTCACGTTCGACGATCATTTCATTACCTCTGTCATAGACGCAATGGTAATACGCGGAGAGCTCATAGAAGCGGGATCGGTACAGGCGTCCTCCATTTCACAGTCGTACACAGACGACGTGCTCAGTCAGTCCTTCTCGGCGGCGGAGGGCCTTGTGGAGTTTATGGCGCAACAGATAAACCATTTTCTCACGAACGATGATGGCACGGGGAGACTCGACGTGATCGATACCACGATCGCGGATATTCAGGCGACGATAGACGGCCTCACTGTCAGCATATCAAACGCTTACGCGGGAGGAATCAACTATGTCCACAACAGCTCCGGCCTTAACGGAGTGTCGGACGACTGGACAGCCACCGGAACCGTCGTCACGCTCCAGAATGACGACACAAAGAACAGCACTGTTGCAAACTCCTGCTTCCGACTCTCTGCAAACGCCTCGCTGTCCCAGGTCGTTGAGAACCTTATTGCGGGGACGAGCTACACCATATCTGTGAAGGTCAAGCAGACCGCCGCATATCTCGGCAGGATAGGCGTGACCTACAACGGGAGCAAGACCGTTTACGTGTACGCCTCGTCGAACACAAGCGGGTGGACGGAATATACCCTTACGCTTACGGACGTCCAATCGTCGACTTTAGAGATCAAGGCGGAGACATCGGGAAGCTACCTATACTTCGCTGACCTAATGGTATGCGAGGGAACCGTAGCTAAAGCATGGACGCCCGCTCCTTACGAGATTTATACCACCTACACCAAAATCGACGAAAACGGCGTACAGGTGTGGAGAAGCGACAGCGAGGAGCGCACCGCTATGACGAACACGGAGTTCGCCGGTTATTACAACGAGAACGAAGTATTCTCTCTCAATAAGGACGAAACGAGGATAGGCAAGGCTGTTGTCAACGGCGACCTTACCGTCGGCGGAACGAAGTTTATTCCGACCTCAAGCGGGATGAATATAACTATTCTCGATTAAGGAGGCACCATGGCACTAAGCGGATCATTTTACCATTACGTATATCAGCAGTTCGGCCTCTATTGCGAATGGAGCGGGACGCAAAGCATAACCGGCAACTATACCGACGTTCTCCTGAAAGTCTATGTCAGCTATTACACGCTAAATATCGGAACAAGGGAGGGCACGATAAGCATAAACGGTTCTTCGTCGTCCTTTACCTCCCCTGAGATCAGAGATATGTCGGGAGGAAGCCACAAGAAGGTGCTCGTTGCCACAAAGACCGTCCGCGTGAATCACAACACGAACGGTACGAAGACTGACGTACCCATATCCGTAACATGGAACTGCACTCTGACGTACCATGGCACTTACTATTCGTCGATCTCAACCAGTACGACGATAGACCTTGACGCGATAGACCGCACCGCTCCGACGGTGGCTCACTCGACCTCAAATATCACCGCGAACGGCTTCAAGATCAGCGCAACGTCGTCCGTCACGGCAGATATCTGGGAATACAGCATTGACGGAGGGAGCAATTACACCCAATTCTCCACTACCGCCGGAACTACGGCATCGGTAACGCTCACGAACCTGTCACCCAATACGACCTATTCCGTTCGCGTGAAGGCCCGAAAGAAGTCGAACCACGTTTACGGGTATTCGACAGCAGCGAATGTAAAAACTCTCGGAGGAAGCATTATCACGGGAGCCTCAACGACTTATATCGACGCCTCGCTCCCAACGCTTGCATTCACAGTCACGGTCTACGAAAGCTCATATTATCACCGGCTGACAGTCAAGAACGGATCCACGACCGTGTTCTCGACCGACCTTGGGCGATACTCCGCAGGGGCAGGCCAATCCAAGACGTACACCCTTACGACCGCGCAGCGGACGGCCATGCTGAACCAGATACCGAACGCCAAGTACTTCTATGCTACGCTTGAGCTCTCCACATACGCCGACAGCGGTTACACAACACAAGTAGGCAACGCCTCAACAGTCTCCGCGCTGATGTCCACACAGGCGTCTTTATCGTCGCCGACGTTCACGGCGTTTACATACAGGGATTCGCGCTCGGTCACAGCGGCGGCAACGGAGAACGATCAAGTACTCATTGCCGGCTATTCGACCTTACTCGTTACGGCGACAGCCGGAACCGCGAAAAACGGAGCTTCTATAGCCTCATACTCGGTCGAGATCGGCGATGTCTCGAAGAGCTTTACAACGACCTCCATGAGCGTCGGCGTGGTAAACACAAGCGGAACCCTGACGCTACGGGTGACCTGTATCGACAGCCGAGGGTATTCAAAAAGTGTTTCGCAGACAGTAAATGTGCTTGAGTACAGCAAGCCGAAACTTAGCTCCTGCACGGTGCGGAGAAAAGACGAAATCGAGGACGTTATCCAGCTTTCTTTTACCGGTTCTTTTTCTGCTATAAAAGCGGACGGAACGAATGACACGAACAGCTTAAAGTACGCAGGGTATTACTACAAGCGCACCGATCAGACGACATGGAGCAGCTATGTTTCCATCAAGAACGATGTCACTGTTTCAGGTAACTTCATTTCCTTCTCCACGAACCAGCTTTTGGTGAACACCACGACGGCCCTCTCGCTTGATACAGATAGGTCTTGGGATTTCCATCTGCTGATTCGAGACGAGCTGGACAATCTCGCCTCTTGCGATCTATATGTTACGATCCCGCAGGGCATGCCGCTCGTTTCGCTCCGCAAATCTGACGGAACATACAACTTCCCGCGCGTAGGTATCAACGAGCCGGAGCCGAAAGCAACACTCGATGTAAACGGCTCGATTCATATGAACGGTCAGCAGATAATGGGCTTTGTAGCGTTACTCGACGACTCCGCCGATCTTAATGATATTACCGCAAACGGTATTTACACCCAGTCAACGAACGCGGACGCAACGTCAGCGCTTCATTATCCTGCAGAGAAAGCCGGATGGCTCGAAGTCATTGCAAAGCCCTCCGGAGCGGTATTGCAACGGTACACTGTAAATGATTGCTCAGCAGTCTATCTGCGAAGCAAGATAAGCGGAACGTGGGGCAGTTGGAAGTCATTGGCTACCGCCTGACAACAGACATAGCACAAGGAGGACGCATGGCAACAATAACGGAACCCATAAAATTGAGCCTCGGCTCAAAATCAACCATTAAGTATGTGTTTGCAAAGCAGGGCGACAGCAACACCAGATACATCAGAGTGACGCTGACAGCGGGCATGGGAACGGTATCACTCGGAACGGGAGCGACGGCAAAGATCAGAGCGGAGCTTCCAGACGGGACGACGGTGGAAGAAAGTGCGACCGTCAACGAGGACGACACCATCACCGCGCTCCTCTCGAAAAACATACTTGCGCAGAGCGGCGTCGCAAAGGCGGATATCGTAATCTGCGGATCCTCGGGGCAACGGCTGTCTACCGAGACTTTCCGCATCAAGGTACAATCAGCATTTTTAACGTAAAGGAGATGACTACATGGCAACATACGTACAGTCGTTGAGTCTCGACGTTGCGGGGAAAAACTTATACAAGTATGTCTACGCAAAGCAGGGCGACAACGGCAGCCGGTTTGTCAACGTGACGATGGTTGCAAATGGGACGAAAGTTGTCCCTGCGGCGGGTAATACGGCGAAGATCAGAGCCCAGAAGCCTGATGGTACCGGCGTGTATAATCCTGCGACGATCAACAACGATGGGACTATCACGGCAGAACTCACAGAGCAGATGCTCGCGGTCAAAGGGGAAGTCAAAGCGGACATTATGCTCCTCGGAGCAAACGACCAGATTCTTTCCACGGCGACCTTCATCATCAACGTTGAAGAGGCCCCTGCCGGCAGAGCAATCGCCTCGTCGAACGAGTTTTTGGAGCTTGTAGAGCTTCGGAGCGTGGCGACGGGGGCGGCAGAGGCAGCCGAGGCCGCACAAGCAGCAGCGGAGGCGGCTCAAAGCGCGGCAGAGGGCGCGGCTGAGGAGGCACAGGACAACGCCGATGCGCTGAATATCTCGAATATTTATGCGGCCATCGGAGAGAAAGGCGACGGTCTTTGGTTCAACGAGGAAGACGGCAAGCTGTACCTGACGTCAGAGGGCGAGCCTATTGGAGACGGCGTGACGGTCGCAACAAGCGGCGGCGGAGGCGGCGGAGGCGGCGGGGCGTCAAACGAATACACCATGACACTCACGAATCTGCTTCCCTCGAGACTTTTGACTGTGGCAGACGGGACGACCGTTAACCTCCAATTCTCTTATTCTTCTGTCGACGGCGACGGAGGAAACGACGGAGCCGGAGTCGGCTCTCTCGTCGTCAACAACGTCACGAAGGGCACTATCTCCGTGCCGCAGGGGAACAACACGGTAAACATTACGGCGCTCCTGAACTCCGGAACGAATACCGTCAAGATCAAGGTCACAAACTCCGAAGGCTCGATAAAAACATTGAGCTACACCGTTTCTGTGGTCTCGTTGAGTATATCGACGACCTTTGATGATATGGCGGCCTATGACGGGAACGTCAATTTCGTTTACACGCCTTCCGGCGTAGGAGAAAAGACTGTCCATTTCGAGATGGACGGAACCGATCTCGACACAGCGACGATCACGAGCAACAACCGCTCCCAATCCTTCACAATACCCGCGCAGAGCCACGGAGCGCATATCTTCCGTTGTTACGCGACGATGACGGTCGACGGCGTAAGCGTCACCTCGAACGTCATAACCCTCGGAATGATGTGGATAGACGAAAACAGCACCGCTCCCATTGTCCTTTCGCCTTTCACGGTCACGACAGCGAGACAGGGCGAAAACATCACGATTCCCTACATGGTCTACGATCCGACGACTGAAACGGCTTCCGTGACGAGGCGCGTACTCAATACCGACAACTCACAGTACTCCTCAAGCTCCGTGAACGTCGGCAGGACTGCACAAAGTTGGTCGGTAAACGATTTCCCCGCCGGTACGACAAAGTTCGTCATAGCGTGCGGAGCGGTGTCTGTTACGCACACTGTTACCGTGGCAGAATCGACGCTCGTTATCGAACCGGTCACGGACGGCCTTACGCTTGAGTTCTCTCCCGTCGGCCGGAGTAACAGCGAGGAGAACCCCGCAAGCTGGAGCTACGGGACATCACCGAACCAGATTAGCGCAACTTTCGCCGGCTTCGGATGGAAGGGAGCTGACGGATGGATCGACGACAGCGACGGCAATACCGTTCTGCGCTTCCTGCCGGAGGACAGCATGACGATCCCATTCGAGCCTTTCGCAGACGATCTTCGTCCCACGGGCTTTACCGTCGAGGCGGAGTTTGCAACGAGAAACGTGCAGGACTACGACAGCATAGTATTCTCCTGTTACTCAGGAGGCAGGGGCTTCCGTATAGGATCGCAAAACGCGGAGCTCCGCTCGGAACAGTCCCAGGTGATTATGCAGTTCAAGGAAGACAGCCGCGTCCGCGTTTGTTTCGTCGTCGAAGACAGGAACCTGAACCGCTTCGTCTACATCTACATCAACGGCGTACTCTGCGGAGTATCACAGTACCCTGCGAACGATAACTTCGCGCAGCCTTCGCCTGTTGGCTTGACGATCGGCGCGGAGAGCTGTGGTATCGACCTGTACCATATCCGTTTTTACGGCAAGGGCCTGACAAGGGCGGAAGTGCTCGATAACTACATATACGACCGTCCGACGCTCGTACAGCGCGAGGCGGCGTATCACAGGAACGACGTATTCAACGAGAGCGAGGAGGTCGTTATTTCGAAGCTCCCCGCCACACTCCCGCACATGATTATTGTTTGCCCCGAGCTCCCTCAGTATAAGGGCGACAAGAAAACCGGAGTAAGCGTTACTTATGTTGATCCTGCAAACACCGCGCGGAGCTTTACCGCGACAGGCGT